ATGCATAAAACCAAGAATGCCGAGAGCCTCAAACCTGGCTGGCGTCGTGTGAAGTTTGGTGATGTGGTGCGGCTGTCTAAGGCGCGTTGCGCTGACCCTCTGGCCGAAGGCGTGGAGCGATATGTTGGCCTGGAGCACTTGGAGCCAGGCGACTTGCGGATTCGCAATTGGGGCAATGTTGCCGACGGCGTCACCTTCACGAGCGTATTCAAACCCGGGCAGGTGTTATTCGGCAAGCGTCGCGCTTACCAGCGCAAGGTGGCGGTAGCGGACTTTTCTGGTGTGTGTTCGGGCGACATCTATGTATTTGAGAGCCAAGATGCATCCAAACTGCTACCCGAGTTGCTGCCGTTCATTTGCCAGACCGATGCCTTTTTTGATCATGCGGTCGGCACTTCTGCTGGGTCACTGAGTCCTCGGACCAACTGGACAAGTTTGGCAGATTTCGAATTCTCACTGCCTCCTTTGGATAAGCAGCGGACGATTGTTGAAGTTCTATCGGCTAGCCGCGAATGCGGGGATGCATACAAATCAGCCGAAATTTCACTGCAAACCTACCTTCTATCCAGAACAGATGAAGTATTTTCTAGGCCAATAGACGATTGCACAAAGATGCAAACCATTGGCAACATTGCAGAGGTGCAGTACGGTCTGACGATAAATGCCAAACGACGAACTATAGAGAAGCAATTGCCATATCTACGTGTGGCAAATGTTCAACGATTCCACATAGATCTGTCTGAGGTTAAGGATGTTGGTGTGGATGGCAAGGACGATGGCTGCATCCTTAAAAGAGATGACATCCTTGTGGTCGAGGGCCATGCCGATATCAATCAGTTGGGTCGAGCGTCGATCTGGGAAGATCAGCTTCCTATTTGCTTACATCAAAATCACCTGATTCGGATTCGATGCCTGCCTAAGGCCGATCCCTATTACGTGCTCGAATACGTCAACTCTCCGGCTGGGCGTGCATACTTTCGTGGGCGGGGAAAGAGTACGAGTGGACTAAACACTCTTAACTCGACCGTGGTTCGTGAGATGACTATTCCAGTCCCAACGCTCGAGATGCAAAAATCAATCGCTAAGGAGCTCAGAGAAGCTCGGCAAAGCCTGAAAGGCATTTCAGAACGAAAAGAGCAGCATTTGGCGGTCTCAAATCGACTGAGTGCAGAGATATTCGGAGGAATTCCTGAATGAGCGCATTCAACGAAGCAAACACCGTCGAAGCATACGTTCGCGACCTGCTCGCTGGCCCCTTAAAAACAGTTCCGGCCAATGTTGCGCAGGAGCCGCAGGCCAGTTATGTCACCAGTCCCAAGGGGGTCGGCTGGCGTTACAAGGCACCGGCGGAGGTACCACGACAGATTCAGGAGGTGTTGGTCGAATCCTGGCTGCGTGATGCGCTGATTCGCCTAAACCCTGAAATTTCCGTCCAGCCGGACCGTGCAGATGAGGTGCTCTACAAGCTGCGGGCCATCGTGCTGTCGGTGCGCTCCGACGGACTGATCCGTGCCAATGAAGAGATGACCGCCTGGATGCGTGGTGAACGCTCGATGCCCTTCGGCGACAACAACCAGCATGTGCCGGTGCGCCTGATTGACCTGGACGACCTAACGCAAAACCAATACATCGTCACCCAGCAGTACACATACCGGGCCGGGCCGACCGAGCGACGTGCCGATCTGGTGCTGCTGGTCAATGGACTGCCGCTGGTGCTGATTGAAGCCAAAACACCGGTCAAGAAGTGCATCAGCTGGGTGGATGGTGCCGTGCAGGTAAACGCGGACTACGAGAAGTTTGTGCCTGAGCTGTTCGTCTGCAACGTGTTCTCGGTGGCCACCGAGGGCAAGGAATACCACTACGGCTCCATTGGGCTGCCAGTAAAAGACTGGGGCCCATGGCACCTGGACGAAGGTAAAGAAGCGGATGGCGCCCAACACCATCCGCTGAAAACGCTAAAGCTGTCGGCTGAGAGCATGCTGCGGCCGAATGTAGTGTTGGACATTTTGGGCAGCTTCACGCTGTTCGCCACGGACAAGAAAAAGCGCCGCATCAAGATCATTTGCCGCTACCAGCAGTATGAGGCTGCCAACAAACTGGTAGAGCGAGTGGTGGCTGGTTACCCTAAGAAAGGGCTGATCTGGCACTTTCAGGGTTCTGGCAAATCACTGCTGATGGTGTTTGCCGCGCAAAAGCTGCGCATGCACACGCATTTGAAGAACCCGACGGTGATCATTGTGGTGGACCGCATTGATCTGGACAGCCAGATCACCGGCACCTTCACCGGTGCCGACATCCCCAATTTGGAGAAGGCGGACACCCGCGAAAAGCTGCAACAGTTGCTGGGGCAGGATGTTCGCAAAATCATCATCACCACGATCTTCAAGTTCGGTGAAGCCACCGGTTGCCTTAATAACCGCAGCAACATCATTGCGCTGGTGGATGAAGCCCACCGCACACAAGAAGGCGACCTGGGCCGCAAGATGCGGGAGGCACTGCCCAATGCGTTTCTGTTCGGCTTGACCGGCACTCCAATCAACCGCTCGGACCGTAACACCTTCTACGCCTTTGGTGCGGAAGAAGATGCTTTGGGCTACATGAGCCGCTATGGCTTTGAGGAATCTATCCGCGATGGCGCAACGCTAAAGCTGCATTTTGAGCCGCGACTGGTCAACCTGCATATCGACAAGACCGCGATAGAGACCGCGTTCAAGGAACTGACCGGTGGTTTATCAGACCTGGACCGGGACTCGCTGGGCAAGACCGCCGCCAAGATGGCCGTGCTGGTGAAAACGCCAGAGCGCATTCGCCGTGTGTGCGAAGACATCGTGTTGCACTACCAGAGCAAGGTGGAGCCCAACGGTTTCAAGGGTCAGATCGTCACCTTCGATCGGGAGTCATGTCTGCTTTACAAAGCGGAACTGGACAAGCTGCTGCCACCCGAGGCAACGGACATCGTCATGTCGGTGCAGGCCGCTGACAAGAAAGAGCACCCCGAGTACGCCGCCTATGACCGAAGCCGCGATGCAGAGGAACGGTTGCTGGATCGTTTTCGTGACCCTGCTGACCCGCTCAAGCTGATCATCGTCACCGCCAAGTTGCTGACTGGCTTCGATGCGCCCATCTTGCAGGCGATGTATCTGGACAAGCCACTGCGCGACCACACACTGCTGCAAGCCATTTGCCGGGTCAACCGCACGTATTCAGACCAGAAGACGCATGGCCTGATCGTGGACTATCTTGGCATCTTTGATGATGTTGCGGCAGCGCTGGAGTTTGATGATCAGAGCGTCAAGCAGGTGGTCAGCAATATTCAGGAGCTGAAAGATAAGTTGCCAGAGGCCATGCAGAAATGCCTGGCATTCTTTACCGGCGTGGATCGCAGCCAAACTGGTTACGAAGGTCTGATTGCGGCGCAGCAATGCCTGCCCAACAACACGGTGCGTGACAACTTTGCTGCCGAATACAGCGTACTTGGCAAGATCTGGGAAGCACTGTCGCCAGACGCTGTGCTCGGTCCGTTTGAGAAAGACTACAAATGGCTGTCGCAGGTGTACCAGTCAGTGCAACCATCCAGTGGCCACGGTAAGCTGATCTGGCATTCGCTAGGTGCCAAGACGATTGAGTTGATTCACCAGAACGTGCATGTCGACGCGGTGCGCGACGACTTGGACACGCTGGTGCTGGATGCTGACTTACTTGAGGCCGTGCTGTCGAACCCGGACCCAAAGAGCGCCAAAGAGATCGAGATCAAATTGGTGCGGCGCATGCGCAAGCATCTGGGTAATCCAAAATTTAAAAAACTGTCTGAACGGTTGGACGCACTGAAAGACCGCTTTGAATCTGGGCAGATTAACAGCGTCGAATTTTTGAAGCAGTTGCTGGAGATTGCCAAGGAAACGCTGCAAGCCGAAAAGGACGTACCGCTCGAGGAAGATGAGGATCGCGGCAAGGCGGCGCTGACAGAGCTATTCAACGAGGTCAAAACATCCGAGACGCCGATCATGGTCGAGCGCGTGGTAACGGACATTGATGAAATTGTGCGGCTGGTTCGTTTCCCTGGCTGGCAGGGCACGCAGGCCGGTGAGCGCGAAGTGAAGAAGGCCCTGCGCAAGGCGCTCTTCAAATACAAACTCCATGCGGATGAGGAGCTATTTGAGAAGGCCTATACCTACATTCGGCAGTATTACTGACGAAAGAGAACTACTACATAAGCATTTAGGGGGGAGTGAGATCATGGCTTTAGGGCGAATGGAGCGCATTCTTATTCTGGCAAAGACGTATCCGTCTCCCAGTGCACAGTACATGGAGACATCCTGCGTCGCAGGCATCAGCCAGGATGGTTCTATGCGACGCCTGTTCCCAGTTCCATTCCGGATGGTCGAGCATGGCCAGCAATTCAAAAAGTGGCAGTGGATCGATGTCCGTGTCGAAAAAGCCAATAAGGACCATCGACTAGAAAGCCACAAGCTGTGGGTTGACACCATCACCTGCAAGGATGTGATTGACCACAAAAGGGGCTGGTCGGATCGATGGCCTTGGCTCGACAAGATTCCAAATTTCGCCAGTATGGATGCGATCGACTCAGCCCGTGAGCAAGATGGGTTGTCCCTTGCCCTTCTTCGTCCCAAGAAGCTGCTGGGACTGGAGATTTCAAAAGCGCGCAATGCCGATTGGACAGAGGAAGAGAAGGAAAAGCTGGTCCGCGAACAGATGCAGGAGGATCTTTTTTCCGACGTCGATGCCAAGCGCCAGGTCAAGGAATTACGCAAAGTACCGTTTGATTTTTACTACCGGTATGTATGTGACACCCCTGAGGGCGAAAAAGAACACCGCCACAAGATCGTCGATTGGGAAGCCGGTGCGCTGTATTGGAATTGCCGAGAAAGCCACGGCACAGACTGGGAGGCACCCTTTCGGGCCAAGCTAGAGGGTCAGCTCGGCACCAAGGATTTGATGTTTCTCATGGGAAACCAGCACCGCTTCCAAGACCAATGGTTGATCATCAGCCTGGTTTACCCACCTAAGCGAACGCCAGTGGAAGAGTCTTCGCAGGGCCAGCTTTTTTAGCAGCCGCTTTAATGTGCGTTACCTTGGCGCCGCTATAGTCTTTCACCGCATTTGCGACCATGGAGCGATGGCAAAAATTCGAATCCGCTTCAAAGCACAGCAGCGCGCAATTTGCGCCACTAGTCAGAATTGACAGTTCGGCGATGGCGTCGTCTTGGGTTTTGAGGTGCTTCATGAACCCCTCGGTGTAACGCTTCCAGTTGCCATCTTCGCGGTACTGATCACGCACGGGCTTGGGGCAGCCTAATTCGGACATGTGGACGTATTCCCGCCCAGAAATGTTTAACAAATTGGCGAGCGCATTTTTGGAGAATCCAGCCTTGCGCGACAGAGGCAGCTCACGAACGTCGACGATCGTGTCAATGTCGTGCTCTGCAAGCAGCGACATGAACCCGTCGATATCGAGTCCTTCGTAGCCAATGGTAAAAACGTTCATTCAATAACCCCTGTATCGGTTGATTTTAACGGTGCAGCGCTCTGGGCATGTGACCGAATACCCTTGGTGGCGACTGCACTGGGGTTATCGGCTTTGGGCGCCACTCACGCCGTGAAGTTGCGTCAATTTGGTGCGCGTTAAAGCGAAATCAACGTAGCAGCAAGGCCTCAGCCTGGCGGCGCAGCACCAGTCCAGGTAGCACTTTGCCGCCGCCATGCACCCATTTGGAGATTTCTTTCACCGCCCCTGGCCAATCCAAGAGATTCACCCTGCGGCGTAAAGTGGATGTCTGAAGTCGGCCAGCGCCAAGATTGAATGTGAAGTCCACGATCGCCGCGAGCCGATTGTCGGAAACGGTAGCGAGTATGGGGCAGTAGCGCAGGGTTGCTCTCAACGCAATTTCCAGGTCCGAAGCTAAGTACGCCTCCGCTTGGTCCCGATTAATCTGCGGATGGTCGGCCGCGCAAAGATGCCCATACCCAATAGTCCAGAAACCTGCCGGGCAAACATAGGGATAGGCCCGATCTGGATCCAGCTTGGGCACTCGATGGAACCCCTCGAATCGCTTGGCCAGTTCCACCGCCGCCATCGGCACCCGCATCACCGGCCGCCTTTGTCAAACACACGCCCCAGAAACCAGAAATTCAGCACGCCAGCCCACAGGGCTTGGTCTGCCTCGCTCCACGCCTGCAGGGCCGCAGTGCCCCACCCTGCCCCGCCGTGCAAAGCAGCCGCGAAGGCAGCGATCTTGGCTGCGCAGTACAGTGCCATAAACCAGTAGGTGATGATGGGCCGAACACTGGCGGACAAGGCATCAGCCCATCGCACACCCGTTTTCTCACCCTGAGTGCGAATGGCGTCTTTCAGGGCATCGATGGCACCTGTGTTCCATGCGGCATCGGCGCTGGCACCGATTTCAGCCATGCGCGAGGCGCCACGAATCTTTTCGAACTCCAACGCCTTGTCCTGCATCGCCAGCTCATGACCGCGCTCACCATTGCGGTCCATCCATTTCAGTATTTCAGGTGCCAGACGGAAAACACCGCCCAGCAAGCCACCGAGTAATGTTTCAATCATTGGCCACCTCCAAAAATTTTGAACTTGATCGCCGCGCCCGTCACCAATGCCAGCAATAAGCCGGTGGTGATGGCCTTTACAACCGTGCGCCACGCTGTGAGACGTGCCTCGCGCCAGGCATCCAGCAGGTTGCGCAAAGCGCGGATGTCCCGCGCTGCGTCCTCACCATCAAGACCCACTTCGTGCAGTGCGTGCAATGCACCCTTTTCTGCGGCTTGTTCCAGCATGGCCGCAAACTCTTCCTGGGGCACTGTCACCATGCGCCGACGTTCCACTTGTGTGGTTTCCATAGCTTTCCCTCCAGACGTAAAAAAACCCGCCACGGGCGGGTTGGGTTTATTGGTTTCTACTCATTCAAATGGCAATGCCAGCGCTCCAGCCAGCGGCCTTGTAGGCACTCAGTACCGCCTCGTCTTCGATAAAGCAAAGCCATCCCAACTTCGGCAGGTAGTACTCCCAGGCATCGCCAATGCGCACGGCAACTTGTCCTGTCTTGCCAGCCCAGACGCCAGTGGCTCCTGCAGGCACGATGTAGCGGTCGCCATTGACGGGGCTTGCGGGTGGCGTGGCGAGGCCTCGGTCCTTAACGGACAGCCCGACCACCGCACCCAAACGTTTGAGGTTGGCGTCCATGCCGGTATCCCAGCCGGATTCACCCAGCGTCCAGTTGTAGTTCAGTCCCAAATTCGGATCGGTCAGTGACATTGGTATCTCCTTTAGTTCGGTGCCGCCAATACGCGGCGGCAAATTTCAGCGTCGTCATAACCAGTGCGGCGATGTGCTTGATTGGCGTGCTGTCGCCAGTAGCGACCCACGATGGGGAGGTGCAATACAGCACCGCGCTGGGCCAGCCTTTGTGTCAGCATCCAGATCTGGCAACCATGCATGGTCATTAGCAAAGGCTGCTCGCGTAAGACGGCTTCCCTTCGCATAACGATCAGACCGTGCACGTGGCTTGCGCTGTTTGCATGCTGCCAGCGGCTATAGGTATGGGGACGGCGCGCGTGTTGCTTACCCTGCGCATCCATGTACGCCTCGTCGGTGTATGCCATCAAGGCCTGTGGACAGGAATCCAGCGCGTCAGCAAGCTTCGCAAATACACTGGCCTCGTACCGGTCATCGGGATCCACAAAGGACACCAATGGCAATTCGCCACAGGCAAACCCCAGAGCTCTGGCTTGACCGATATGTCCAGCAATGCCAGGCAAGACGTGCAATTCAATGGGTGCTCCTTGCAGACTCTGAATACATTCCTCTCGCCAATCGCTGGGCTCGTGCAGTGTGAGCAAGTGAACATCAATCCGGGGAGTCATAGCTGGTACACACCTTTGCGACGTACGAACATTGGCTAAACGCGAGTTCGGATTTCCCGCCGTATCGCATCAATTTCGGCTTGGCCCGATAGCAGGTGCGCCTGGCGGGCATGCTGGCGCCAGTGGCGACCAATGATGGGCAAGTGCACCACGGGACTGGATCTGGTGATACGCAAGGTCAGCATCCACTCGGCATACACATGCATGGACGCAATGTCACTCAAATGATCCTGTGCGGCACTTCGGCGATAGACCACCAGGCTGTGAACCAGGCTGGGTGAATGGGCATGGGCGTATCGGCTATAGGCAAGGTTCCGAACCGTCCGGTTTTCTGCAAGGGCATCCATGACGGTTTCGTCGGTATAGGCCAAGCCTGCGACAGCATTTTGATCAAGCGCATCGGCCAGTTGGGCGAACGCAGCGGGCTCATAGAGGTTGTCCGGATCGAGAATGACGGCATAGGGGCAACCCGCCTGGGCGAAATGGTGCGCCATATCGGCACCAATGGTGGTTCTCCGGTTAGTAGGAATCACGTTGAGGTTGATCTCCGCGCCGTACAGGCTCTCCAGCGCAGCTTGCCGCCACTCTGGCGGCTCATCCAGCGTGAGCATATAGGCATCAATGCGTATGTCACTCATACGCCACCCCAGTACTGGCCGTAGCGAAGGCCATAGCCCGCCCGCTGTACAGTCCGCCGCTGCATCTGCCAGCTTTCCCAGGTATCGCGCACCGATTGGATTTCAACCGTGACTGTGTCGGCCAGGATTCCACCCTCTGCGGCAGCGGTGGCAACGTCCCAGGTGTAGTTGGTACTCGTGGTGACTGCACTGGTATGAATCAGTGTGCCCGCTGTATTGCGCAGGTACACCACATAGGTAGTGCCAGGCTCGGGACCCACATTGCCAGCGTCCTGGTGCACCAAATAGGCGGTTTGCTGCGTGCGGTCTCGATGGGTCCAAGCTACAACCAGGTCGCCAGCGACCACTGCCGGACTGGCTGCGCCATTGATGCGCACCCGACCTGGTGGGTAAGGCAGACCTTGGCGCCCCAACAGGTCAACGGGATTGGCGTTGTCCGCCGGATAAGCGGCACCTTGCTGGAAGCTGGTTTTGGGGATCACTGAGACGTACACGGATTCACCTGGTGCACGGTCTATGCCCTCACTAGCGGTCCAGTCTCCGACTGCAACCAGTCGAGTGCCTGCAGCAAGGGCTTGCGGTGTGGTGTCCAACACGCCGCGTGCAAAATCTACTGTAGATCCGTTGAGGTCGATAGCAAGAATCTCCACCGCCTCACGAATCTGGCTGCTGGCATCCACCAGGTAACCATAGTCGCCCACTTTGATGCGGTCCAAATGGATGGCAGCACTGAACGGAACGCCTATGGCGTGCGATTCCACAAGCGCCAAAGCATCGGTCAAAGTGACCATGCCCGCATAGTCCGCCGTGGCCCGGCTTTGCAGATCAGCGGCTGCCATTCCTGTAGTGAGCTGCCAATTGAGTTGCGCGCTGCCCGCGTTGACTGCCAATGCACCAATCCACGTGTCGGTGTCATTCACATAGGCCATGTCCGAGCGGGACAGTCGCCGGGCGATCTCCCAATAGGGCAATTCAAAGCCGAGCGCCAAGGCGGGCGGGGTGGGCACCGTGACCGGCGCTTGCCAGGCCTTGGGCTCATCGCGCACCGCAGTCGCATCCAGTCCAAACACGTCCTCCACCGCTTCAATAAGTAGCTCCGGCGCATCCAAGGTTCCTGCATACATGCTGACCACGCGCACCACCATTTGCTCTATTCCCAGACGCGGCCAATACAGATTGAACACATCTCCGGGTAATGGTTGTGCCGCAAGCGTGCTTCTGGACACCCGCATGCTCAGGCGCGCCAGCGGGGTTCCCAAGGCACGCAGATCCCGCATGGCCAGCCGTGCGGCCAATGGCCCGTAACTGACGCCGGGATAGTCGCGCCTTTGGTTGATCACGCCACCCTGCAAATGGATCGCTGCCAAATTCTCTGCGGCGACGGTGCGCTCGCCACCCGAATCCCAGTCGGTATAGACCACCGTGATTTCATTAGGAAGCTCACCCCATTGGGCACGCTCAAAGCGGTCGAGTGACACGATCTCATCCGGCCCCAACACCGGCAGTGACGCCGCTGAGTAATCACCGCGAACGAGCTTGATCTCAAAGTATCCAGTCTGCGGATCGGTGTACAGGATCGCGCCTACATGGTCCAGCACCTGCGATATGAATGTCTCAATGGGCTGCTGGCGGGTCCACAAAAAGTTCAGACCGAAGCCTTCGTTGTTGAATGCCCAGGCAGCATTCCAAAAGCTGGATCCCATACTGGTATCGGGATAGCCCATGCCCCAGTGCGGGTTGGTCAGACACTCGGCCAAAATATGCGCCGGGTTCATGCCCACGGTCACGGTGTCGTCCTGCTCAGCATCCCAAACGGTCACCTCTGCGGACGAGGCCATCCAGTTGGATGTTCCCCAACCTTGGGTAAATCGCCGCACCCGCACGGCCCAGGGTTTGAGATAGGGGTTGTTGGCTGCAAACAAGATGCGCCGCGCCACCAGACTGAGCACGCCCCGAAACGCAGGAATGAGAGAACCCAGGTGTGCCTGTAAGTAGTCATTGGGTGCTTGGCTCGCCTGGCCTGACAGGACATCCACCACGCCCACCACACCGCCTTCACGTTCATCACCTCCGAACAGTTCCGGCTGATTGATGCCGATCTGCGAGAGGCCATACCCCACCGGCAGCGGTCCCTGATCGGCATCGCCCCACGCGGTGCGCTCACCAATGCGGATCTCTTGCACCGCATCCACCGGCCCATGGCACAGCACCAGATGCAGCCCAATGCTGTAGCGGTAGCCGACGGTCTTGGAACTTCCTCCACCACCCATGGCTAGGTCCTCTTGCCTTGTGCATGGACCACCACGCGCTCTGCCATGGCGTCACCTGTGGCCAGCAAATCGGAAGCTTCGAGCCCGTCGCGCAAAAAGGCTTTGAAGTCCAAGCCATGGCGCTCCATAAACGAGCGGGTGCCGCCCACGCAAAAGCCGAGCTCCCGGGCGTCCTGGATCGTGACGCGCACAGGAGCGACATCAGACCGGGTTGGCATATCTGGGGCAGCAGGATGTGTGCTCATTTTTTGCCTCCGCCCTTGCGGATAGGGTCAGTCGCCAAATCGCCGTACCAAACCACGTTGGCGCCGGTGATCAGCACCGCACCAAAAACCACAGGGATGGGCCGCCCCTCTTCCGCTGTGGGGACCTGAACGTCGCTAAGCGCTGCAGGTTTGGGTGCAGGCGGTTTGGGGGCCAGGGCGGCGCTGATCAGGCTGGTGACCAGCAGTACGGCAAGGTAAGTAAACGGTTCCATGGATTTGTGTTCTTCTCTTGGTTCTTAAAAGACACCGGCAGAAAACGGGTTCTTGGGCGGTATGCCTGGAAACCCACCAAAGTTGTTCAAGTTGTTAAATCGGGAGGTGCAAGTTGACGTGGTGTGGTCACAACCGGCCACCAGATCCACGACCTCGCCGGTTTGGATACCGACGGGATAGAGCAGCTCCACTGAGGAGTCGTCGCTCGCACTGACCATGTGACGCGCACCGTTGGCCAGTTGCAGCCATCCCCCGGCCATCGCATTCACCACACCGGCAGGAACTCCACCCACCATAAACACCCGACGTGCATCGACTGATTCCACTGTGGCAGTGGCAGCAAGCTGGGATGCGCCGCAGTTCGTGGAATACAACACGTGCGAGCACTTGCGGCTGTAGAGCCGACGCAGTCCAACCCGCTTGAGGCTCACATGGGCACTCTCACACCGCAAGGTGGCTTCAATCTCACCCACCTGCGCGCCCAACACCCTTCCCATCCAACGCGTTCCCGCAATCGACCACCCAGAACCCCATGGATCTTTTTGGGCCACGCGCAGAATCAAGGTAATGACATCGCCGCCCGGCGCGGCTTGCATGGCGGCACGCACGATGGGCAGATTGGATTGGACGTTGAGCTCTAGCGCCGACTTGGATGCCTCAGCGGTAAGTGCCAAACGGCTGCGCGCAATCTGCACCGATTCATAGACCCGGCCCGCCAAATCCAGTGCGAACTCGTGGGGCGTGTAGTACCAGGCTTCTTCGCCGCGTGCAAACTCATAGACCTCGGCTTCGATGACCGCAGGCACATTGGTATTCGCGGTCATATTTAGTATCCCCCGTAGTAGCTCATGCGGTCATTGCCCCGCGGCTCCGGCAGAGTCACGAAGGACAGTGCGATCTCCACAATGGAGTCGGTGTGCCATGTCAAATCAATGGCGTCATGGGCCAAACGGCAACGCTGCATACGCACGATGCGCGCACCCTTGGTCACTAGTGCATCCAAGGGGCTGCGCAGTACCAAGGCATGGGACTCTCCGTATTGCACAGGCCCCGTCAAGGCATACAAGACCGAACCATCCGGGTTGTAAATTGCGCAAGCGGCCGGTCGATGCCAAAACGCAGCTAGGCCCGAACCATCCACCTCCAAATACCCACTGTCGATGTCGGCATCGCTCTGAACAGTCAGTACAGGCGCAATGCCATCGGGCAACCAGAAACTTCCATACTGGCCTTGCGCCACCCACAAGCGCCGCATCCATTCGGCATACGCGTCCGTTCCTGTGACCAGGTACCTGCGCTCCAGGGTGAGATTGCGCACCGAATCCGCACGCCTGATCCATGCATCTGACACGCTGCTATCGAGCTGGTGCACGGCGGCACTGCTCCTTGCGCGTGGCGAATCGCGCCAATTGCCGTCCGGCCAAATGGGAATAGCGTCCAAAAGGGTGTCTGCGGGATAGTCCGGCAGCGTCAGGTCGTTCCATGGCGGGCGCTGAACCTGCAACACCGCAGCAACTTCACCATTGAAGACTCCCGGCACGAATTGCTCGGCGCCCATGTCTTCAATGCATATCCCTTGCGTCAGGGGCACTACCAGGCTGCCCACCGGCGCACTGCGTGCCAGCGGTTCCATCAACCACAGTACACCGGGTTCTGTGGAGTCAACGCGCGCCAATTGCCAGCCGTCCGGTGCATCAATCCAGACCCAGCGCTCGCTCAAGTCCCACCCATACAGTCCCCAAGAATCAACCGTCGCGTCCGCACGCAAAGGTCCAAACGCAGAAATTCGGCTATTCGGGTCTTCCACCGTCAAGGTCCAGGCACTCTGTTCTGCAGCCTCTATCACTCGCACTGCCAATTGCGGCTCGGGCCACCAGGCTTTTCTGGCCATGTGGTCTGCGAGCCAATCGGCCACCAGCGCATCTGATCGGCGACCGTTTCCAACGGCGTAGCGCAGACTGCGCCGGGGCAGCATGCGCAGGGCTTGTCGCTGCTCGTTTCCACTGGCAACCCGCTGCACCGAAGTTTTCCACTCCAGTCGTTCCACCAAGGGCTGCGACCAGTCATGGCGGAAGGCGAAGACACCCACGCCATCTTCTGGTCCGGCCAGGTCACCAAAGGCATCGTAGCCAGCGGCATTGATTCCTGACGATGATGTTTCCTTGCGCAGTACTTCAATCCAAAGTGTCTGGACTTCAGCCATCACGGTGGGCAGCGTGGCAACTTCGGCGACAAACTCCACAGCACTCGTATACGGTCCGGCGATGGAAGCTACTTCCAGTGGCTGTTGGCGCAGACTGGTGCGCGCTGCTGGACGCGTCGCACTCTCCAGCCGCTCCCCAACCAGCGCAGCGCGTGCGGCAGCCCGAGAAGCAACTTCAGTGCGGAGGTCCTGTACAACGGGTGCGGTCATGGGGATGGCGCTCCTAAGTGGACTTCAGCACTAAGCGGATTCGACACCGAACTCGGCCGCATTGAGCGTAGCCTCAGTCCACACTGCAGCGCCATTGGGATTGCGCTCGATTACTGCGGTGTTCCACGCGGCCTGCTCCTGCAAGTTGATGGCTGCAGAGGTGGACGTACTGGCACCACTGACGGCCAAGGCTTTCATGGTCGTGGAGCCAGCGTCGGTCTTGCGTGCCAGGCTGGTCACCTGCACGCCACATATGGCCGGGGTGCTCATGGTGGGCAGAGCTGCGAACCCAAAACTCTGGCGCTGGCCAGCGGCCGTGGCGGTCAGGACAGTGGCCTCGTCGTTGTCCGCAGCGATCTGCCACGGTGTGGCACCGCTGGGGGTCGGTGCAAACTGGTTGAGCGTGCCTGCCTCGTTGGGCAGCAGCAGATCCACGCGTACGTCACCCAGAAAGGTGTTGTTGATGGTGCCGCTGGTGTCGGCGATATAAAAGTCATCGATATCCACCGTGGCCAGGGCTGCCTGGCTGGGCACCGCGCCCACAAAGGCGGTGAGCAAGGGACCAGCTCCGTACTGCGTGTTTTGACCGGTTAGGTTGATGGCAATGCTGCCGTTGAGCCGCACTTGCACGACTCCCGCTCCACTGGATTGGGTCAGCAAAAACTCCAGGTAATGCCAACCCCGGTGCGCTGCGGTGGACACCGAAGCCGACAGCAGTTGGTCCCAGCCGTTGGTGCCGTCACGCCGATATAGACGCAAGCGGGCGTCGTCACCGAGCTTGACCAGGTACAGCACCTGGGTGCTGGTGTCCCGAATACCCATGAGAACCGGCTCAATGCCACTGCCCGCATCAAAGGGGCTGACGCGAATAGCTGCGCCCACAATCATGCTGGTCACACCCGCGTCCAAATTCTTGACATAGCCACCCCCATTGCCTTGGGGCAAGCGCAAGGCCCAAGACGCGGGTCGGCGCCCGGCAACACGGGTGGCGTAGCGGCTCAGGTACGCTGCCTTACCCCGGGCCAGCAGGGGATCTCCCAAGGCGTCCAACGCTTGTGGGTCGTAGTGATCAAACCCATCGATAAATAGCAGTGCCATGGTTCAGTTTCCCAATGCGGCGCGAATCGCGCGTGAGTTGCGTCCAATGACGTTGACAATGACCCGCTCCCCCGCTGGGGTCTGAAGCTGGTCGTGAATGAGACCTGGGTCGACGGAATTGACGATGCGCACCGATTGATTGACTTGAGGCTGTGCGCCCGCTTGTGGCACCAGACCACCATCGGCAAAGGCCAGACGGCCCTGGTGCACCCGCGGCCCTCGAGCCATGCCGTTGATAGACTCCAGCAGCCCGACGCCCACGCGACGCACAGCGGCGGCTCGTACCACGTATTCCCCGGCCGATAGGCGTGCCGGGATCGAGTCCGAGGTGGAGGTACCAGGTCCACTGACATAGCCACCGCGCGCAAAGCCCGCAGCAAACAGGGCGGAGACAAAGCCACCTAGCCCACCTCCGCCAGCACCACCAGCACCGCCTGCAGTAGAAAACAGTGACTGCGCCAGCTTTTGCGCTGCGATCTGGGCGATCGCCTGCAAGACCGAGCGGGCGAACTGGCTGAATGCCTCGCTGGCAGTCGCCGCACCGGTGGCCAGCGACTCAAACATCTGCGCAAAAGCCCCTTCCACCTTGGTGTTGATGGCCACCGCCACGTCATCCACTACCAGCCGCGTGCGCTGCAGCTCGTTGCGCCAGGCCGCCACACGCGCCACCGCCTCAGGACCAATGGCCGTGGCAGCCTTCTCCATAGTGGGTAGCAGGCGTTCCATCTCGGACGCCGACTGCTTTTGCACATCCACCAGCTGGGTGCGCGCCTGCGATTCGGACAACAACCCGGACTGCTGCTGGACCCGGATGCTGTCCTGGGCATTGCGCAGACGCTCAGTCACCAGCTTCCACTCGGCTTCCACCGCATTCAGATTGGCCTGGGCCGCTTTGACATCGATCAGCTGGTCGACCAAAGACACCCCTTGGGTATCGCCTTGGGCATTCAGTCGCGCCTTGAGATCAGCGAACTGGCGCTCCACCGCGGCGCGGCGGTCGCCATCGGTCCCCGTATTGGTGATTTGCAGGAACTCATCGCGTACACGGGCCAGCGCGTCGGCCAGTTCCTTCTCGGCCTTGGCTGCTGCGTAGGCATTGACGACTTCGCTCTCAGCACGTTGCAGATTGAGGACCTTGATTTCGCCCTCGAGCTTCTTGACCTCGGCTTTGGCGCGTAGGCGCTGGACTTCGTCCTTGCCATTTACCGCCACCGAAGACTGGGCGGTGAGTTCTTCCTGACGGGCACGAATCTCCTGGTCAATCGACTGCTGCTCCACCCGCTGCTTGCGCGCGTAGTAGTCCTTGATGGAAATCAGCCGGTCTTCCAGGGAACGGTCCAATGCCGCCTTTTGCAAATCGAACCCTTGCTTGAGCAGCTTGAATTCGGCTTCGGCCTGCGCCTTGATGACCGCCAGTTTGGCGCCCGTGGTGTCCTGGTCAGCCTGTCCCTTGCCGGTTTCGCGTTTGACGCATTGGCCACCCACCCATTGGCCGCCCGAGACCACGCAGGCAATGCGCTGCATGTCGTCGGTGGGCTTGCCCTCGGGCTTCTTCGCCTCTGGGCGGTTGGACTCGGTCAGCGACTTCAGACGCCCCTGGGCTGCTGCCAGTTCGCCTTCCCATTGGCCCAAGTTCTTGCGCAAGGTTGCCAGGGCCTGGTCGTTGAACTTGATGTCGAAGGGCAGGAATGGAATGGGTGCCTTGCCACTTTGCAGCTTCTGGCGGGCGCCCTCGACCAATTCCTGCAAGCGCTTGATCTCACCCTGGGCCTGGCTGACCTCGGTGCCGTTGAAGAGCAGATTGCCCACGCCACCCAGGCCCACCCACAGCGCCTTGAGCTTGCCGCCCTCGGCAACAGCTTCGCGCATGGCGTTGCTGATGTTGATCAGCTCCGGCAGAAATTCGCGCGACAGGGAAATGCCGAGTGCGGAAGATGATGCCTTGAGGGCAGTCAGGTTGTCATTGAATACTTCGGCCGATTGGGCAGTTTCGGTACTGAGCTTGAGGCCCAGTCGCTCGGCTTCTGCGGTGAGCTGGTTGATACCGGCTGCACCCTGGTTCAGGAATGGAATCATCTCCATCCCGCTTTTGCCGAAGAGCTTGACGGCCAGGGATGTCTTGACGGCGCCGTCTTCCAGGTTGGCAAAGACATTCGCCACCTGCAGCAACACGTCCTGCGTGGACTTCATGCTGCCATCGGCATTCTTTACCGAAATACCCAAGGCATCAAAGACAACCGCACCATCGCCAATGCCGGTGTTGGCCTCGGTCATCAGTTGCGACAGTCCCTTGATACCCTTTTGCAAAGTCTCCAGACTCACATCCGAGAGCTGGGCCGCAAAGCGCAGGGTCGACAGGGCCTCGACCGAAATGCCAATCTTCTGCGAGAGCTTGTTGAGTTCGTCCGCGGTGTCGATGGTGTGCTTGATCATCGCCACAAAGCCCACGGCCGACAGGGACACGCCCAGACCCGCCAACAACCCCTTGACCCGATCGGACTGGTCGCCCAGCTTGGCCAGGTTGTCGCGGACCGAGTTGAAGGCGTCACGGGTCTGGTCCACCGCTGTGATCAGGATTTGCGCACGGTTGTTGGCCATCAGGTTTTCTCCAATGCGTTTTCAATGGCTTGGGCTAGACCGGGCAAGCTGCTTTGCACCGCATCCACCAAACCCAATCGGCGCTTGAGGTTGACTCGCTTGACCAAAACCGCAATGGGCACTTCCTGCCCGCGCTTGATCTTCTTAGTCCCGGTGCGGCCGCGCTCTGCCTTTTTGAAGCGGGAGAGCTGGCTGCTGTTCTCCTGAATGTTTTCGGCCATCAGAATGACCTTTCCGCCCTTCTTGATGAAGAAGGCATTGCCCGAGCGCATCAAGGTATCCACCAACTTGGCAAATTGCTTCGGCCCCATCCTGTTGGGCAGCAGCGGAATAAGCATGTTGCCGCTCACGGTGCCGCCGGTCTCGTGCAGACCCAGCCAAGGGATGCGGCTGCCAATCAGGAGGTCGGGGAGCCGCTCGGGCTTCTTGTCCAGAACCTTGGCCTGCATGGAGTTCACAAACCCGGATCGAGCGACTTTAAAGGCCGCGCGCATGCGGGCACGCGCCGCGTCTCGAACCTCAATGCCACCGGTTTTAAGGCCCTGGGCAACAGCGGTGCGGATGGCCTTTTTACGCTCCGATGTCCAGGCGGCCAAGGTCCCCGGATCCAGCAGTCCGGTCTGGGTCAAAGAGAGCTTCATAAGGGTTCTGGGGTGTAGGTGATATCGCGGCGCAAGCGGTCCATCGCCGCCTTGTCGCCCTGCGCGGCCACCGCGTGCAGGGTTAACTGGTTGGCTAGGTGTTCGCGTTCGAGGCGCTGGTGGGCTTCAAGAAACGCATGCACCTGGCGCACGGTGTAGTGCAGGATGTCGCAATAGCGGTGGCCAGAGCGGATCAGCTGGGCAAGGGCGTCGTCCCAAGCGAGGCGGTCACGGTCCGAACCTTGAGCGCGGCCTGTTGAATGGCCGGAGCGACCCGGCGCACGAAAAAATCCGCATTCACCTCAAACACAGCTTCTGCCAGGCGCACCGCATCGTCGAGCTGCAACGACTCCACCCAAACCAGGTCGCTGCGCGCGGCCAGAGCGACGGCTTTGAGCAGTGCCCGGCCATGCACCGCCATCAAGGACAGCCAGTCCGGATCTTCAGAAAAGACTTCGGCAATGGGCTGCACTGCTGCTAGGAATTGCGGCAGCTCACCCACCCGCAAGGGCGTGATTTCTACCGTAGTACCAGCCACAGTCAGCAGATGCGGCGCCATTGGCAAGGTGTGCATTTGTTCCATGGCGCACCTCACAGCAGAACGAGACGACCAAACTGACCCAGATCGCTACCGATCGGTTTGGTCAGATCGGCCAACACCTGGCCAGAGAGCTCGAACTTGAGCAGTTCTTCGGTGATCACCGAAAGTTCCTTGGCCGGGTTGATGGCGACTCGGTACAGGTCAATCACCACTTCGCGGTTGCCATCGGCCGTATTGAGTCCCTCAAAACGTACCCAGCGTTCGGGCAGGGCCTGGGTGAACATGGCGGTGCTGCTGGATGCCCCATAGGCATAGTCCACGGTGAAGGGCTCCACGTAGGGCCCGCCATTGGTGGTGTCCAGAAATACCAGTGAACCGTGCTTGCCATTGACCGTGTACTGGTCATCGGGCAGAACCTTGGGCGTCGCACTGGAGTCGCTGACCACCACCGTACTCACGTTCTGCTTTGCCAGCAGGTAGAGGTCCCCCGCAATGAGGGGATTGGGCATCGGCTCCTCGGTCACCGTGCCTGAGGTCATCACCGTGGTGTGGCCATACAAGGCCAGTCCCAGATTGACCTGGATGAGTTCTTCCAAGGTGCAGGAGAACTCACCCTTCTTGGTTTTGATGAGCTGCAAATCGATCAGGCGTTGACCACTGACTGACTCGTGGTGCTCCATGGTCTCCACCGACAAGGCGACCTTGAGTTCGGGCACATTGCCCACGTACTTGAGACCTTGTGGTTCGCCGAGCACCGAGCGCTCTCCGATCCAGACACGGCCTTGGCCAGAAAAATAGGGCATGTTGAAGCTCCTTAGGTTTGTTGAATTAGCGGGGCTACGACAAGGCGCAACTCCACAGGGAAGCGCGCCCTCGCAGGCGCGATGGGTGGGGGGTCAGCCCATCTGGGTCAGGTCGGCCGCCAGGGTGCGGTAGCGAATCTCATAGCGGGCGGGCAAGGCCAGCGACCCGGCATCCAGGTCGTCGGAGTCCCAAGCGGCTTCGATCTCACGAATTCCCAGCGACAACCCATCCAGATTGGGGGACTGCATCAAGACCGCGTGGGCCAGAACCAGGGCACTGTCCGCCGCATCAAAAGCCAGGGGACCTTGGGCTACGGCCGTCAAACGGATGCGCAGGCTGCGATCCACCACCGCGTTGGCATGGGCATCGATGCTGTCGCCGTCCAAGGTGAGCAGCACCGTAACACCGGCTTCACGCGTGACAGGAACCGTGGGTGGGCGTATGACGGGCACGGGCGCCACTGCTGCGGTCACCCGCTGCAGCACTGCACGCACGATGCGTTCACGTACAGAAAGTGTCATTGAGGTCTCACAGCTTAGTCAGCGAGGCCTGGACCTCGCTGGCATCCGGCATCTGGCGAATCTCGAGCACGCGGTAGCTCTGTCCTGCGATGTCCAGCTCCGAACCCGGGGCCAGGTCAGACCACCAAGCACGGGGATAGCGCATGGTGTAGTGGCGACTCAGTCCGAGTCCGCCCAGCACCTCCTCATCGGGCGCACGAAAGTCCACCAGGACCTCCTTGTTCCCGATGCGAGCCGGTATGAGCAGACCAGCATTGGCGGCGGCAAGGAACAGAAACTCCGCGCTGACCATCAGGCAATCGTCAGTTTGACCAGGACACCCGGACGGTGGCACATGGGCAACGGATTGGCCTGTGTGTGCAGGTCGGTACCGCGCTCAAACTTGCGCGGCTGTTGTTTGGCGTACAAGACCTGCCCCAGCGTGTTGGCCGTCTCGTTAAAGTCGGCAGGTGCAAAGTACGTGCTGAAGGTGTCGATCGTGCCCATGGGGAAAGCATGGGCTTCACCGGCCGCAATAAAGCGACGGCTCACACCGGTGCTGTCAGTGGCCTGGCCGCGGTACTCTTCAAACGTCAGCCCTCCAAAGTTGAATCCAGCACGCATGTCGTTGATCAACACCGAACCCTGCTGCCAATAGGTATAGGCCTGCTCGACCTTGGCATGACCCGTCAATGCGTCGAAGAATTCAGGCGAGCACAGCACGTGAATTCCAGTCATGAATTCGCCCTTGAGGTTGTCCTCCAGATGACGCAATACCTCAGCACACTTCTTTTTGACGTTGGAACTGGCGTTCCCCAAGTCGAAGTTAATGGCTGCAGGCGTAATCTGAAACTCAGAGAACAGGTCGTAGATCACCGATCCGTCGGCATCCAAGATCACCCCCTTGAGAGCGCCCATGCGCAAGTGCTCCAAAGTAATGGCGTGCTTGTTGCGCATGGTCTCCAAATGACGGGCCATGACGCTGGCAATGGACTCCATCTCAGTCTCTGAACCAAAGGAGCGAATGCCCTGAACCTCTTCGGGCAACACCACGTCGTCATGTGGAATATGAGGAATCACAAAGGAGCGCACTTTGCGCTTGCCGCGGGTTCCAACCGTGCCGGGCGAACCCGGGGGCATGGTGGGCAGCAAGTTGAGGACGCCGTTTTGCTCTTCGACGATGACTTGCCGGGTACGCACTGGCTTGACCGGAAAGAGATTCAACGCCTCCATGCGGCCGTAGCGATTGGGGATGATGTTGATGGCAGATGTAAGTGCAGCCATCGAAAATGCGGGGGAATTGAAAGGATTGTTCATGGTGGGATCTCCGTGGATTTGGGTTCAGGCGGATTGACGAATCAAGATGCCCAGGGATGCCAGGCTGGCAGTGGCCACTTCTTTTTCTGGGGCAGTGATGCCCGGCGGCCAGACCACTGCGCTGGAAGCCACCACCGCGTGGCGGGTAAGCAGCAGCGCGTCATCACGTTCAATCAGGGTGGCGTCCACATTGCCCAGCAATATGCCTGCGGGCGACTCGCTGCCATCGGTGGCTACTGGATCGAGTCGCTTGATTTTGTTGGTCGCCGTGATACGACCCACAACGCTGCCGAGCTCCAAGTTTTGGCCAGCCGCGACAGTGACGATTTCGCGGGAATAGTTGAGGCAGTCTTCCTCGTACTTGAGGAGATCGCCCAGGTTGGGGGATTCTTGAATGGCATTCATGGTGTTACCTCTGAAATGAAATGGGGAATGAAATTGGCAAGCTTTTTACTCAGGACTTCTGGGTGAGCTTTTTGACTGCGGCCATCAAAGTTCCGTCTTGCGAGGGGGGCTGCTTCACCGCATCGGGGTGAATGACTGACGTGATCTCTTCACTACTGGCACGTGCAGCCAACAAGGTTTGGCGAACCTGCGCGGATGTGGCGCCTTGGGCCAGAAAGCCAGCGATGCGTTGGCTCTGTCCTGCTAGCTGACAGATTTCCGCGATGGTCACCGCTTCAGCACGGGCAGCACGAGTGGCCGCTGCAACAGCCTCGCTCGTCACACCTGAATCGCCTTGCACAACCGACGTTGGCAATTCAGGATTGGTTGGCAGCAGCTTTGGCAATGGCTCTGCATCGTCAATGTCCGCGTCTGTTGCTACCGGGATAGCAGGCTTTATGTGATCGGGTTGATTCATGAGAATCTCCTTTTGGTTTGATGAAAAAATGGACTGGGAACGGGTACCACTGGTGAGTACCGTTGTGGACGCACCTATCGGTGCACTGCCCAAACGTTGAGCAGACAAGAAGGCCGAGAAATCAGTCAACACCTGGTCCGGACTGGCCATCGCATCGGCAAGGCCCGCCTGAACTGCATCCGGCCCGAAATACAGACCCGCCTGTGTGTCGCGCACCGCAGTGGCATCCATACCTCGCATTGCGGCGACGTGGTCTACAAACAGTCCGTAAAGTCGGTCCACCTCGGCCTGCAACCGCCCCATAGCTGCCTTATTGATCGGCTCATGGGGTGACAGATCGTTTTTGAGGTCGCCCGCGGTCACCGCGGTAAAGCGGTAGCCCTCCTGCGCATCGCGTGCGGTTTGGTCCACATGCATGGCAATAACGCCAATCGAACCCATCCCACCCGTCTGGGTGACATAGACGCGAGACGCGGAACACGCAATGGCATAGGCGGCGGAATAGGCTCCATCACTTGCAAGAGCCCATACGGGTTTGATGGCGTTGACGTCTCTGACCTGGCGGGCCAAATCGAATACGCCACCAGCCTCTCCGCCGGGTGAATCAATGTCCAACAAAATGCCATTCACACCTGGATCAGCCGCAGCAGACTCGAGCATGCTGGCAATTTCTGTATACGAGGTGAGACCCGACTGCGCGTCCATTGCCATGGACCTGCGCACCAGGGAGCCGTGAACAGGAATCACTGCAATGCCCGGAGCGCCAGAGGGCACATCGTTAGGGGATGCGCGGGCTTGTGGCAGTGCCATTGCCGCCTGTGGTTCGCTCCAACCGATGCGTGAACCCAGCACCGCCAAAATGATGTCAAGTTTGGTTCGCGCAAGCAGAAGCGGCGTCCCGTACAAACGAGACGCCAGATGTGGCAACAACATGTCAGTTTCCTTGAGGTGGGATGTCGGGAGGCACACTCGACGAATCTGTCGACGGGGCCGCAGCGCTAGAAGGGATCTGGTCGTGCCGCGGATCTGAGTCAAAGACCAAGCCCAGGTCATCGGCGCGGGCGTTATCTGCTGCAATTTCACGGTCCACGTCTTCTGCGTCATAGCCGTTGGCCGAAATCGCCTCAGACCGACTCATCAAACCAGAGCGAATCGCAGCTTTCATGGCATCCGCCTCTTTCAAGGGATCCACCCACTGCCAACCCTGCGGTATCCATTTGCAGGCCAGATAGGCGCGCCGATCAGCTTTGGCTTGAGTGGTGCCTAGCCCATAGCCTGGCAGCGTCAGTGCACCTTCCAGCACGGCTTGATCCATCCAGGCCTGCCAGATGGGGCGGCACAGTTGGTGCACGATCACGCCATGCTGCAAGGCCTCCACACGGCGTCTGAATTCCAATAGTCCAGCCCGGATGGAGGAGTAATTGACTTGGGTGAGGTCACCGGTGAGCTGCTCGTAGGTCACACCCATAGCAGCTGCGACCGCGCGGAACTGCATACGCAGGAATTCCGCATAGGAACCACCGACATCGGCGGGCTGAGAGAACTTGACATCCTCTCCCGGCTCCAGCATTTGCATGGTCCCGGGTTCAAGACCAGCGAGTGCGACACCATTGGCATCCGACACCCCTTCGCCCAGTAAGTTGTCCTCGGGCGCCAAACGGGTCACAAAGCCTGCGTACATAGCGGCCGTCTTTTTTCGCACCAATTCGGCATCGTCGTACTGGTCGAGTTCGTTCAACTTAACTAGAGCACGCGCTAACCAGGGTTCGCCGCGAATCTGACCAGGTCGCAATGGGCGATACAAATGAATGATTTCCGCCGCATCGACACGCACTGTGCTCAGCCCACCCGATCCCGACATGGGCGCCAGCATCCCGTCTTCTGGGTGCGATCGGTACAAGTGATAGGCCACGCGCCGACCCAAAGCATCGAATTCAATGCCCGCACGGATGGCGTTTCCGTTGTCAGCGGTGGTGTTCAGGGCAATTGGCAGGTGCTCTGCTTCCAGAACCTGGATCTGCAATGCAACCGGCAGCCCATCTTCTGGGCGGCGATAGCGTAAGCGCACCAATGCCTCACCGCCCTCGAGCATGGCTCGGCAGGCCATTGCTTGCAGGCCATAGAAATCTGTGACCCCGGCTGCATCAGCATCCACAGTCCAATCACGCCACAAGGCTTGAACAGATTCCCGCAGCACCGTGTCTTGCACCATCGACTGCGGCTTGATCCCAGTGCCAATGGCATTGGCCACATAGGACTCCAGCCCAGAATTGGCCCACGCATTGCGCCGCACCAGATCACGACTTTTGGCACGCAGTTCGTTTTGGCTGAACAGCATGGCCGCCACGGCACCAGGATTTCCAACGGACCAAGACATGGCGCGCCTGCCTGAACCGACCCCGTCATAGGTGGGTGAGCTTGGGGAATTGCTCCAAAGCTTGCTTTGGATGTTTTTGAACCAGCCCATCAAGTCGCCTTTGAAGTCAAAACCCGCACCTGCCGGGGCGCGCGGGGCCACAGCCCAGTGGCGGTCGCCTGCTCAAACAGGCCGCGACGCACATCCCGGATGGCCAGGCGCAATTCATCAATCGACCGGTACTCAACCGTCTTGTCCCCCAGGCTGACGCGCCTCTCCCCCTTGGCCAGGGCAGACTCCAGGGCGGTGAGTTGTTCTTGGGTGTAAGCCATGGGGATGCTCAGAGAATCTTGGTCGCCACCAGGTTGCTTCCGGCCTTGACCACTGCATTCGATGCCGCCACTTCGGAAGCAAAGCGGATCTGAAGTACACCGGCCGTGACTCCGGTGACGACCAACAAGGTGCCGGTGGCCAGGGTGTTGGCATTAGCGGTATCGATGCCAGTGGTCGCAGCACCTGCATCGGCAGCACGCTGATTGGCTGTCGTGATAGCCGTCAAATTGGTCGGCGTTCTCCACTGCGCGACCACCGTCGCACCGGCTGGCACGGCCTGAGACAGCCGAATGCCGGTAGTGGTCGCAGCGGTCTGGAACATCACCCGGGCATCGATGGCATAGGTGCTGTTGGCATCCAGCGCGATCGCCAGTCCGGTGACATTGGCCAGCGTGGTGGTGGCATTACTGACATCGGCCGTCAGACGGTCGGTGGTCAAACGGGTGTCGATGCTGAGATCGATCCAGGTTGTGCCATCACACCAATAGGGCTTGTTGTCGGTCGCCAGACGCACCACTACCCCAGCCAAAGCAGCCGAGGCTGCAGGCAACCCAGCCACTGCCGGACCAATGCGGAAAGACAGGTCGCGCATATCTAGCCCATCAACCCATCACGACTACGCGATAGGCATTGCTCGCAGGAGCCGACGCAAAGTTCAGACGTGCCGTATTTGTGGTGGGCAGGCTGATGTCGCAATTCACCTGCTCGTAGCTGCCCGAGGCCTGGTAGACCTGCACGATCACATCGCGGCTGGCAAAGTTGTGGTTGATGTCGATCTGGGTGCTGGAGCCATCACCAATCGTGGCCTGGGCCCGGCGTGTCTTGTTGGACCAGGTGTTGAGCTTCAGGGGCGTAACGATGCGCAGGTCATCGGTGCCCGCATCAGTCTCGGCCTGCGTGGCCAGTTCCGCAATGCCGGAGCTGGTCTCAGACGCCGCACCGATGGAGGTTCCGAACTGCAACCAGTTGACCGAACCCGTTCCCAATACAAAGTTCACCACCGACTGGCGCCAGCTTGTTCCTGCCGAAGTGCCTTCTTCCACCGTGGTGATGGCCTGCTCCAGCTCGTCGCTGGAATTTGCATCCAGGCTGCGGGTCATGGCCACGGCCGCACCGTTCCAGATGTATATGCCGTTCTCCGCACCCACGGTCTGGGCCTTGATCAGCACCCGATCACCCGAGGCCAGGGTCACGCCATCGATCGAGGCGCCGGGAGAAGCCAAGTTCACATTGGACTGACTGGCCACCCGGGTGGAATCCTTCCAGGCCAGACCTTCGACTGCGGAGTTCAGATCCTGCTGGCGCACTGGCTCGTCCGGGTTCACCGGTGCTGGCAGATTGCGGATGCGGGCAACCCCGCCAAAATCCAAATCCGAGAGTTGTTTACGGGACATGTCTGTTTCCTTTCAGGGTTTCAGGTAAGCCTTGCCAGCCCAGTGATGGGAATGGCAAAGCGGATCAGTAATTGGTTGGCGCTCGTATGCACCACGTCGGCTTCGACCTCGTTGCCACCACTGTCCAAAATCGTGACTGCGGGTCGGAGCCCTAAGTTGTGGTTCACGGTCCAGACAGAAGACGCCGCGGTCTGCAGATGCATATAAGCAACGCCAGTCGTACTCAGCGTTCGGGCGGCCACCTCATTGATGGCCGTTACCAGGTTGGCTTTGGCCGAAGTCTCTAGCCGGTCCAGGCCACCCATTCGTTGGTCTACGCCGTTGAACTTTTCTGCCAGGCGTTCCACGAGGCTGTGAATCTGAGATTGCAGCGACATGACGCTCCACTAAATTTAGGAAAGCCAGCGACTTCGCACCACCCTTCGGTTGCTCGCGCGGGCCTTAGAAGTAACAAGGCCACCGCTAGGGGTGGCCAGGATCTCTGTAGGGGTTGAAATGGGCTCCGGTGGTGGTGCCAGCCCAAGCTGTTTCTCCAACTCGCACCAGTGGCGCTCTTCAAATCGGTCTAGACCTGCGGCGCTGGCGCTTGCCCGGGCATACACATAACAGTCCAGCGCCTCGTTTCGCTCGCGCATCTTCTGCCACTCGCGGTGGGCAAAGCCATTGCGATCACGCCGGGTTATCAACTGCTCCGCACACAACTGCTGGACAAACTCGGCATCCACCTTGGGCAGGTGCACAAATCCTGTGGGGTACTTCACCGTCAGGCCATCGTCCTGCACATCAGGCGCCTTGCGAAGGTTGTTGTAAAACTCCAGCTTGGCGATTCCGCCCACCACCGAAAAAACCTTTATGCCACGGCGCAGTTTCTTTCCGGATTGGGTTACATCCACCGCAGTGGGTGTGCCAATCAGAGCAGCTCCGCGGGCGATGCCTTTGACCGCCATCAACCGTGGATCTCGACAGGACCGAACAAACGCATAGGCCTCCTGCGTGGCAAAGCCGGTGTCGAGCGCCAACCGACTCAGGGGTATCGCAGCCCCTGACGCATGGGTCCAGGTCTCGCCCAACAGGGCGGCCAGTTGGCCCCATACGGCCTCACGTGCGGTGTCACCCATCAGGACCCGGTGTTCGACCAACCAGCATTCCTTGCCCCGGCCAAAGGCCCAGACCGATGCTTCGATCCGGTCTTTCTGTACGTCAGCGCCACCTACCAGCAGCAAGCCACCCAAAGACACCGTGCCGATTCGGTAATCTTCCCGGCGCTCGATGAGTCGCTGCCAGTCCGGCGCTTCGCCTTCCTCGACCCAGGTCTCACCCAGTTCGGTGTTCTTGAAGGTCTTGATGGCCGCAGCCGAACCAGAGACTTTGCTGACCGCACTTTCCCATGCCACCGCAATGTCCTTCCAACTTCGCCAGCCCACAGGGCTGTACAGGCTGGAGAGGTGAAAACCTGCAGTCTTGGTGCCATGCTCCGGCACCATGGCCCGCCATTCGCCGTGCTCGAGCATCCAGGTCTTGTGATGCTCATGGATCGCGGTGTCGCACGACTCGCAGATGTAGGCAGCTGTCTCAGGCTGACCCTTGTCCCAGCGCAACTGCTCAAACCGCAGCCATTGCCGATGGGCGCAATGCGGGCACGGCACGAAATACCGCTGCTGATCAGAGGCCTCGTACTCCCGCTCAATAGCGCTCACGCCAGAGATCGTTGGCGTTGAGACAATAAAAATCTTGCGTCGGGCAAAGGTGCGCGTGCGGGCTTCGGCCAGTGAAATCGCATCGCCTTCGCCCTCGACGTCCAGCGGATAACCATCCACCTCATCAAGGAACAGGTAGCGCACCGGCATGGAGCGCAGACCCACAGCACTGTTGGCCCCGGTCATCACCAGCACACCACCCCGAAATTCCTTGGCCAGGATGGTGTTTCCCGAATCACGCGAGCGCGCGGGCGAAATCAGCGCCGACAGTGCCGCGGATTCCTCAATCAATGGGTCGATCCGTTGCTTGGAATTGCGCTTGGCCATGTCCACCGTAGGCCACACGGCCATCATCGGCCCCGGCGCATGGTGGATCACATAGCCAATCCAGTTCGACCCCATCTCGGTCGCACCCAATTGTGCGGCTTTCATGAACACCACCCGCTCCACGGCCGAGGTGGGAGACAGGCAATCCATGATGGCCTTCAGGTACGGCGTGCGGCTGGTGCGCCAGCGCCCTGGCTCAGCCGAGGCTTTGCTGGACAACATGCGGTGCATATCCGACCATTCAGAAACCGACAGCAGCGGGTCTGGGGTCAGGCCTTCTCGCCAGGCCCGCTCAATTTCCAGGGCACCTTCGTAATCTTCCATGTTCTGTGCCCGGTTTCAATCTACGCGGGGACGCAAGTCGCCCAGTTCCTGCAAGTGTTCTCTCAGCGCGGCCTCTAGTGCTACGTGCATGGCATGGGTGTCGACGCCCAATTTAGCGGCCATCTGAGCTGAAACACGTGCGGGCCAGTTCAGCCAGGCATCGCGCTCCGAGCGCGCCAGCTTAAAAACATGCGCAATAGCCTGCGGACGGTCAACCAGCTCTCCCTTGAGCCTTGCCAGTCGGACCTTGTTCGTTTGCGCCTTGACCACCTCGTTGACGGTGCGCGCCTGAAGCAGCGACGTTCCGCCCGTTCCCTGAGTGGCCGGTAACCCTGCGGTCGCCTCACCACTAATTTCCCGTACCACCACGCTCTCAGCACGTCCCCTGGTTCCCTGTTTGGGGGAATCCGTATTGCGCGCCCAATCGGCATCGGCCCGATCTATATCGATCGTTCCGTCGGCTTCTGGCGTAACGCGTCCAGTGCGAATGGCCTTGTGCACAGCGGTGTCGGTAACCCCCCTGTGGCGGGCATAGGCACGAATCGAGATTCCCATTTGGATATTTCAAACATTTGTTTGTTTTCTTGCAGATTTAGCTTGGCTTCCATCCGAAACAGAGCGTTCATAGAGGCATCGCAACATAGCAACGAAAGCCAAGCAAATGAAAACGATCAAGACCGAAGTCACCGACACCAACCACCGCGCACGCGGCTCCATGACCATCCAGGTCGACTTTGATAAGACTGGACCCAGCCTGGTCGAACACGACGGCCAGACCTACTGCTACACGCGCAAGGCGGGTACTAACCGCAAGACCGGATTGGAAGTGCGCGAGATGGCCACCGTCGATGACGCACGCCTTTGGATCACCCTGGACGGCACACAAGTCTGGGAGGACTGAAAACCACCCCCGAGCAACAAATCATCAACCCAATCAACAAATCACTTAAGGATTTCAAATGACCACGATTCAACTCACCACCACCCAAGCCCAAGTCCTGCAACACGCGCTGGATCACAACGATGGCCGCATTGAGTGGTTCCCCGAAAGCGTCAAAGGCGGAGCACGCAAAAAGGTACTCGACGGACTTTTCAACCGCGCCTTAATCACCACGGACGGCGGTACACACTGGTACGTCGCGGCCGAAGGCTACGACGCACTGAGTCGCCCACGCCCCACGGTCGCAGTCGTTACGCCCTTGGCACCCTCGGCCGGAGAACCGGAACTGGAGGCCACTGTGGCGCAACAAGAGGCTCAGTTGGCCAACCGGAAACAAGTCACAACCCCAGTCGACCAGCCTTCTGACACGTCGCCAGAACCCGTCAAGGTTCGCACCCGCGAAAACAGCAAGCAGGCACAGGTCATCGCCATGCTCAAGCGTCCCGAAGGAACAACGATCGCGCAGATCTGCGAGGCCACCGGATGGCAAGCCCACACGGTGCGCGGCACCTTTGCCGGAGCCTTCAAAAAGAAGCTCGGCATGACCATCGAGTCGGACAAGGTCCAGGGTGGCGAGCGCGTCTACCGCACCGCCTAATTCAAAAAATGATTGAAAAGATGCGAGATAAAGCTTGGCTTCTTTTCAGAACAGAGCGTTCATGCAGTTGTCGTGATTGCCGACGAATTAATAGGAAACCCACCGTGAACACAACCACCGCAACCACCCCAACGACATCAACCATGACGATCACCATCGAGCGCACGCCACGCACCATGACCTGGGAGGGTCTTGCCATCCAGGTCGAGGAGTTAAGCGTGCGCCTGCCCTTTGCCAGAAAGCCTGCCGACCTCAGCGAGGTGGGCGGCTACGGCAACACCAAAATCTTTGTTACCGAGACGCGGGAGATGACCCCAAGTGAATTCGACGCCTTTGCCAGCAACCTGATGAAATCGCGTGACTGGCTGCGTGGCAAAGGTGGCGGCACCGGTGACGGTTACTTCTGCGTGGAGGTGAGCGCACCCGGTCGCCCCTACCTGTATGTCAACCCGGAAGGCTGCGACTACGCCCGGTACGTCGCTCGCCTCGGATGAATATCAAAAATAGATTGAAAAGATGCCAAAAACAACTTGGCTTCTAAGTGAATCAGAGCGTTACTAGAGGCATCGCACACACCAACAGGAAATTGAAATGACAAGCACTCAAGATCAACGCATCAACCGCCTGGAGCCAGGCCAGGAAATCCGTCTCTCTGGTACCAACGACCTCTGGGTTACCGTCGAGCGAAGCGGCAGCGGTAAGTGGCTACGTTTCGTTCGTCACACTCCCAACGGCTTCTCGGTTTTCAAGACCACTCGCTTCTGATTCCAAAGCATCGAACGCCACCCCATCCGACTCGCGGGTGGCCTTCTTTCCGGTCCAATCCTGCCAGCGCCGCACGATCACATCCACGTATTTGGGATCCAATTCGATCAGACGTGCGATACGGCCCGTCTTTTCTGCGGCGATCAATGTAGTGCCGGAACCGCCAAACGGATCCATCACCGAATTCCCTGGCCGACTGGAGTTGCGAATGGCACGCTCCACCAATTCGACCGGCTTCATGGTCGGATGCAAATCGTTCTTGTGGGGCTTTTTGATCTGCCACACATCGCTCTGGTCCCGGTCGCCACACCAATGGTGCTTGCCACCTTCGGGCCATCCATAAAGGATTGGCTCATACTGGCGCTGGTAATCAGAGCGCCCCATGGTGAAGGTGTTCTTGGCCCAGATGACGAAAGTCGACCACTTACCACCAGCCTCCCGAAAGGCCGACTGGAGCACGTCCAGTTCACTGGAAGACATGGCCACGTAGATGGCACCCTTGCAATTGGCCACCGTGGGAGTTAGCGCCGCCAGCAAGAAGTCATAGAACCCATCGCCCAGGTTGTCGTTGAGGATGGCGCGGTTTTTGCCGCGCATCTTGTCCTTAGCGGTATTGGCGTAGTTGACGTTGTAGGGCGGATCGGTGAACACCATGTCCACTTCCTCACCTTGCAACAACTGCACATAGCTGTCCACCTGCGTGGAGTCTCCGCACAACAGCCGGTGCGAACCCAGTAGCCAAACGTCGCCGGTACATGAGATTAGGGTCTCCTGGACCTCCGGCACGGAATCGTCTTCGGTGTTACCTGGATCTTCACCGTCGCCGCCCGCCATGAGCTCGGCAAGCGCATCGGCATCAAAGCCGGTGAGCGACATGTCGAAGTCGTCGAGCTGCAGGGCTTCCATTTCCACGCGCAGCATGTCCTCATCCCAGCCCGCTTTCTCAGCAATTCGGTTGTCCGCAATGACCAGTGCGCGGCGTTGTGTGGGGCTAAGGTGCTCCAGCACCACGACCGGGACCATTTCCATTGAGAGCTTCTGCGCCGCGGCCAACCTACCGTGACCTGCCACGATCACACCATCGGCACCTGTCAGGATCGGATTGGTAAATCCAAACTCCGCAATGGAAGCTGCGATCTGCGCCACCTGTTCTTCCGAATGGGTCCGAGCATTGCGGGCATACGGCAATAGCTTGGCAACTGGCCACAGCTGGATCTTGTCGGCAAGCCAGGATGCAGTCATGCCAACACCTGCAAGTCACTGTTCACAGTGCAATAGCGGATGCAAGCAGTGTGAGACGCTATTTTTCGGCACTCGACATTGAGCTTTTTCAAAGTAGGAAACCTCAAAATGGAAAACCCGCCGACAGCATTTGCGGTGGGCGGGTCTAAGGGAAACTGGATGGGCCTACGGGGCGGTCTGGGGTGCAACCCTGCAAACCCTGCAAACCTGGGTTTGCACTCTGTCGCTAGGGGACTCTTGCGCTCGCTCCCCCCGCATACGTTTTTGGCCAGGGAGGACCCGTCGAAATCTGACGGGCCATCTGATTTCTCAGACCTCTCGCAACCATAGCTGTGAATATAGGTCAAAGCGATATGAAATGCGACACCCCTTTTTTGACCTCACTCCGCATCTCTTGGCAGTCGTTTGCAAGTGTCCCAAGCCTTTGTCAATATTGCTCAATACTGCCAACGCCTTCACTTGCCCACTGCATTGAGTTGGTCAGTGACACTCTGCAGTGACCGGGTCCAGTGCCGTTGCGCTGTCTTGGTGCAGCAGGCAAAGCGAATGCCGATCTCCCTCCAGCCATAGCGCTTGGCACGCATCCACACCAGATGGCGTTGCTCGACCTCAAGCCACAGCACCCAGCGCATCGTCTCCAGCATTCGGTCAACGTCCTCGGGGCTCGGTGGGAAGGGCCGGTGCACAGGCTCGTCAGCCGAGAAGGCTTCCCATTCATTGCGAGCGAAGTCAGGCCAGCAGTTGAAGTAGCCTTGCACACGCACTGGTGGCAGACGCCTGGCAGTGGCTGCAGCCTCAGTGAAGCGGTCGGCCACAGTGTCTGGCGTCCAGATCGATGTGGGATTACGGGTGGTGTTAACCATGCTTGCTACCTCCCTTGCCATACAGCCGTTCGCCAATGCGTTGCACCAACTCACGCTCACAGAAGTCCAGACGGGTGTCGTCTGCGTTGACCACCAGGATGTGCTGCTCAATCCAGCCGGATCGTTTGACAGCATCCAGGTCAGTGACTTGGGGCTGCAGGCGTGCCAGGGCGCAGCGGTAAGGTTGTGCGGGCACCTTCACGTCACACCTCCTGTGTGTCGATGGCCCAGTGCAGGATGGCCAAGGCATCGGCTTCGTTGTCGTCAGTGACCGGGTGTCCCAGGGCACGCATGGCGGCAATCACGTCACCTTTGCCAGCATTGCCTTTGCCGGTGGCGTGCTTTTTGATCGTGCCCACTGGCACGCCCTGGTATGGGATGCGGTGGTGCTCGCACCAAGTGGTGAGCGTGGCCATCAGGCCGCCATAGACATGGGCAGCATCAACTCCTACGTGGCGACGAACCTCCTCGAAGTACACAGCGTTGATGTCGCCAGTGATGTTCTTGATCTCTGCCAGCCAATTTTTGAACCGCAGGAAGCGCATTCCCCCGCCTTCAAACCGCTGAGTCTTGAAGCTGACAAAGCCATGTGCTGTGTTGCCGTCGCGTGGGCGCAGCGCCCATCCGGTGGTTGTTCCGAGATCGAGTGCCAGGGTGACCGTTTGAAAAGTGTTGTTCGATTCCATGGTGATGAGTCCGTTAATTGGTTTGGTTTTGTGGGGACTGACGCAGCCGACGCATGTCACGGTTACCTTCCATAACCTGCGCGTCACGCCTCGCGCGTGAGGAGTTAACCGTAGGAAAAGTCGGCTGCGTCAGAACAGCGTTTGACTGACACAGCCGACGCACAAGTGCGGATTGGCAATAAGCGTCAGCAGCGTCAGTCGTTGGGTTCATTGCGGGCATTTGCATGATTTCGCAGGCAATTGGGGACGTCTAGTTGTCCGAGTACGGCGTGTAGCCCGGTGTGCGCACTTCCTTCAATCCGATGCCCTGATAGCCACGCAGTCCGACCGAATTGCGCCACTTCTCCAGCCCACGGGTCAGAAGCAGGTCCGAGAATCGACGCTGCGGTCCGACAAACTCCCCGGCAGCCTCTGCCCACTGTTTCCAGTCTGAGAAAAGCTCGGTCGTGAGTGACTTGGCACTGGCCACGCGCACACACCGTTCCTCTAGCCAACGCCCAAGCGCATCCTCTGCCTCGAAATACTCGTGGGTCGCACTGACCACACTCTCGGGCGCAATCAGACCCTCGCGCTGCCAAGCCAGACAGCCCTGAATGCCCCACTCGAAAATGGCATTGCGCTCGATCAACAGCTTGGCTTGCAGTTGCTTGTCACGCTTTTCTGGCGGCACAGTGATCGTGAACGGAATCAGATGCAGCCTGCGCCGCATGGCCTCGTCAATGTTGCGAATGGCTGGCTTGTGGTTACCCGCAATGACCAGCTTGAACTGAGGGAAGAAGGTGAAGAAGTCCTGGCGCATGAAACGTGCCGAGACTCGGTCGCCGCCAGTAATCTCCTTGATCTTCGATTCGTTCCAACGCCGCCCTTGCTCAGTCTCGGTAGCACCCACGAACCGTGCGCCGCGCAGGCCTGCCAGATCAGTGGGATGCCGGTCACCGCGCGACTCCATAAACGTGTCCATAGGCGCGTTGGCTGCGTAGTCGCCCAGCAGCGTGAACAGCGTATTGACGAACACCGACTTTCCGTTGGCACCCGTGCCGTACAAAAAGAACAGCGCGTGCTCCTGGGTGGATCCGGTCAGGCAGTAGCCGAAAACCTTTTGCAGGTAGTGGATTTGCGACTGGTCGCCTCCGGTCACATCTGCCAGAAACGCAAGCCAATGCGGACAGTTGCTTCCAGCTTGCAGAGTGGCAGTGCAAATCTTGGTCATGCGGTCGCTGCGCTGGTGTGCGCGCATGCGGCCTGTGCGCAAATCGACCACACCACCCGGGGTGTTGATCATCCACTCATCGGCGTCCCACTCATTAGTAGTGCCTGCATGCCTGCGATCCGTACGTGCCAGTCGTTCAACCCCTCCAATGGTGCTGGCACCTGCCAGTTTGGCGGCGGTCTTGATGTTTGATGATTTGAGCGAGGCATGGCGACACACATGACGCACCAAGTCGGATGCAGCCAAAGTGTCCTCACTGCGCCAGCGCTGGCCATCCCACATCAACCACTTTCCCCACGCCGCAACGTAACGCCAGTCATGTTGGTAGCGCCTGGTAAAGGTCAGTGCAAGCGCATCTTCAGTACCCCAAACGGCAGACTGCTGAGCGCCCGGGGCGTGGCCACCACCAGTTTCATCGTCGCCAGCAGCAGGGCCACCGCCATCATTTGCGTCCTCGCCTTCATAAGGGACCTGCATCTGGATCCGGGGACCATTGGCAATCACGTCGCCGACATCCATGGCCTCGGCGATTGCGTCTGCTGCGTCCCACCCATCTGGCTTGTCCTCGGGTGGATACAGAATGGCGCACGACGTGGCACCCGCTGCCATGATTGCCTGCGAGGCACGGTCCGCGTACTCCCATCCAGGCTTGTCGCGATCTGGCCAAATCACAATGGCCTTTCCTGCCAGTGGTGTCCAGTCAGTCTTGTCAATCGGCGCGTTGGCTCCGAACATGGCAGTGGTCGCGCAGATCCCGGCATAGATCAAGGCCTGTGCGCATTTCTCGCCCTCGACCAGAACAACTTGGTCAGCGCCAGCCATACCCGGCTGGTTGTACAGGGGACGTGGATCTGGAGGAGCCATCTTGCGGCGCTGCGCGTCCCAAGGTCGGAATTCCTTGCCTCCAGAGGGTGGGTCATAGCGGTACACCACGGCGATGAGCTTGCCACTGGCATCCAGATAGTCCCACTTGGCCGTGGCTGGACCAAGATCGTCGACGGGTACCTCGCGCTTCCTTGCTTTCGGCATCATGGCTGGCGCACGCCCAACCAGATCGCTGGCGTGCTTGAGGACGTTGGCAAAGTCCGCCTGCACATCGACGCAAAAGTGGCGGGCGATCAGATCGAAAATGTCACCGCCTTCGCCATTGGCACGGTCTGTCCAGAGACCAGCCTTCTCGCCGTCGAGGACTATCTCCAGACTGTCGCCCGGACTGCCAAGAACGTCACCAATGTGGAACTTGCCGCGTTTGCGTTTGCCTGCGGGAAATAGCGTGGCCAGCACGGACTCAAGCCTTGTCAGCAATGCTGCGCGAACTTCTTCTCGATTGGCTTCCCGTTGAGCGTCACATTTGGCAATCGCATCGCCACTTTGTTCACCCGGTACCTCTGACTCATTGAAGTCGAGCATCGAAACTCCTATTACTGTGTTTTTGTTGGTTGTTAAATGGGCCGGTGAGTACGCGCGGCTTCCCAATGGCCGGGGGACAAGCATCTGCACTGAGGTACTGGGTTTTGATTGCCACCTCCCGCACAAAGCAAGGATCCAGTCCTACCGCCTGCGCCCAGGCCTCGAGTCGCCAGCAATACATGAAACGCCGTGCCGCGGCCTTATCGAAATTTTCACCAAGTGAGCAATCGGCAATGGCCTGGGAAATCACCGACACGATCAGTTGCACTTCTGGGCATGTGGCGTCGACACTGCGAAGCAGCATTCGATGCACAGCGCGAATACCCACCAATGGCTTGAGCACCTTGGGGTGCTTGCGGGGCTGGATACCAGTCATGCGCGCTCCTTCCAGCAGCGATCAGCCCACGCACAGAACTTGCACTCAAAGTGGGTTGAATCCGTGAACGCGCGCGGCAACAAGTCGCCTGCCTCGGTTGCTTCAATGACACGTACCGCCCGATCCGACATGCGCTGTGCAAGACCTGCGTCGAAAGGAATCAGCTCGGCATAGACCTCCATGGTGTCGGCGTTGACGGCTGTGAAGAGCGCCGGATGTTCATGCAGTCCAAGATAGGTCTGATACAGCGCGATCTGAGCGGCATAGACCGGCTTGGACACAGCCAACTTGCGTTTCTCAACGTCACGCCAGGACTTGGCACCCAGGCACTTGTTTTCCCACAGGGCCGGATAGGTAAAGCCCTCCGGGCCGCCTACCAGCACACCATCAACATGGCCACGCAGGCGACCATTGGCCACTGAAAACCCAAACTGGTGACCCTGTCCATCCTCAGTCTTGAGATGAAATCCTGCCAGCCGCAACCAGCGGATTGCCATGTCCTCAGTGCGGTGGCCACGCTCAAAGATACGCAGCAGGCGACCAGAGAATCCCTTGTCGGGATCCACCGGGGCCTTGGCGTACTCAAATTGCAGCTGTCTCTCGCAAGAGGTACCGACCCGCGACGCACCCAGGTAGTCGCGCGCCGCAGTCGTATCGCGCTCAGATTCGAGCGCCTGGTCCATCAGTGCTTGCAGGCGACCTGACAGGCTCGCAGTCGTGTTGAAGTCGATCACCGTGTTGCCTCCCACGGTTGATCACTCACCATGTCTGCGAACGGGTTCTCCTCCAATGGCGGACGCTCGTCCCGCATGGGATCGTTGACCGGGGTCTTTCCAGGCATCCGCACCGACGGGTACTTGATACGTTCGTGCTGCGCCGCCATCTCGGACACATATCCCGTCACGATGGCATCTATCACTGTCAGCGCTTCAGCTTCCGTGTATGCCCCCAGAGGCTTGTCAAAGCCAATCGTGCTGGCAGCTTCACCAAAGCATTTGAGACATTTGCGCATGGAGGCTTGCTCCAGTGGGGTGATATCAACCATGGCGTCCTCCGGCGGTATGCCCTTTTCCAACGCCCGGGTCCAGTTCCCGTAGCATTGGTGAAACGCGTCCTGGCAGCGACGTGAGCAAAATACCCAGTCGATGGGATAACGACGCTGGTCGCCGATGCGATGGCGGTTCTCGGAATGACCGTACCCGCGGGCTTGGCGTGAGCAGACCCAACATTTCATGAGCGCCTCGCATCACTGTGCCCATGACGGTTTGCCCGATACAGGTGCTTGGTTTGCTGGCGCAGCAGCACGGGCAGGTGGGATGAATGCAGGTGCGGCCAGCGCGGCAGGACCGGATTGGCCACCACCCGAGGACACCTTGGGCGCGCCGCCCATCAGCACGGCGTAATCCTTGTGGTCCGGCTCAATGGCCAGTTTCACAACATTGCGGTCCTCCCCCTTGCCATCCTTCTCGACATCGATGCGGGCGATGAATTCCAGACCATCAATATCAACGAAGCTGTCAATGCGTCGGGCAGCGGCGGCCTGTGGACTGTTGTCTTTGGGGTGAATGCCGCGTGCACTGTTGAGTGCCGCGCGAATGAAGCTGCGCCCCATTTGCCCCCAGGCGGGCCCCTTGTTGGAGTGCAGGCCCACGTTGGACCACATCTTGCGTTTTGCAAAGGGCCCGGCAGTCACAATAAATTCACAGGACAAGTACACCGCACCCGTGTCAAACGACTGCGTGGCATAGCCACCAGTCCAGCCCTGGCTGTGATCATCATGGCCACCAGGTTTGATCGTCATGCGAAGTTTAACGACGGTGCCCTTTGGAATCAGGTCGAATGCGCCTTGCTGCGCTTCGGCATCGTTGAAGTCGTTCCAGTTGCTGGAGGAGGAGTTGGAATAAGTGTTCATGGGATGTCCTTTAAGCGTTTGAATGGGATGCAATGGAATGAGCCGATGTGTCCTGACCCAGGCACTTGGCGATGAGTTTTCCGAGGTCGGGTTCCTCGATGGCGTCTAGCCGCCCGCTGCGGTCCTTGGATGGGTAGCCGAATGGGTTGTCGGCGCGCGTAACAAAGCCGCGATAGGTGGAGCCGTCCTCGGCCTTCAAAATCGCTAGGGTCACGACTTCATCAAGGACACCTGGCAACTCCAGGGCGGTCTTGGTGCCTTCGAGTTGCAACTGGTAGAAGCGGCGGTTGAAGTCGTCAGTCTTCTCTTCCAGGATCGCCACGTAGATGACGTGCTTGTCCCGAACATGCTGCAAGTGCGTGAGCGCAGTGATCATTTCCTGACCCAGCAGCCCGTAGGCGCCCCGGTTGTCGGGTTTGCCCGTTTTCTCGCTGAAGGCCTGTGGCTGTGTTTTGCACCATGCAAAGCACAAGCGCGAGAGAACTGTCAGGCTGTCAACAAAGTACGTGTCGTACTTGTCCAACTGCGCCGGATCACCGAACTTTCCGCATACGTGCTCAAAGTGCGCCTGAGAAAAGGCTTGATCAGCACTGGCCGTCGGCATGGGGCCAGCCAGGAACACGACCAGATCGCGAAACTCGGGCCAGGTGCGCGGGCGCACTGTGTCACCCGCCCAATCGCGCACCGAGAGGTCACCTGCTTCCAGATCCACGAACAGTGTGCTGGCCGCAGGCAGCGTTTTGATCTGGGTCGTTTTGCCGACACCAGGCGCCCCCACCAGGGCGACCTTGGCACTATGGCGTTCCTTGAGCCGTTCTTCGGCTGAGATGATGGGCAAAGTCATTACGCCACCTCACGAATCACGTCACTGACTTCCGGATTCCAGAGGATCTGGTAGCCAGAGTGACCATTGCGGGAAAACGGCAGTGCTTCGGCCCAGCGGTTGCCCGATTCGGTCAACTCCCACTCGTCGCGGTCGTTCTTGAACTGAAAGCCAAGCGACTGCAAACGCGTATTGATTGCGCGGGCGGACATGCCAACACGCTCACCAAGCTGCGTCGGATTGAGGCTGCAAATCGGGTCATTCGCAGGTGGCAGGACTTTGCGCAGTGACTCAACGGACAGCCCCGTGTTTTCATAAATCACGGTCAGGGTCGCAGCCATAGCAATCCCGGGCTTCACACCGGGAACCCGGGTGATGGCCTCACCGATGGACAGAATGGCACTGACACGATCCTGGGTCAGCGTCGGCAGAGAGACCACCGACGCAGCCGACACGTAAGAGCCAGTTTTGCGTATGGATGGCAACACCTCATGGGTCACCCAGCGTTTGAAGCGTTTGGCCTCCGGTTTACGGCTGCCAAGGACTAGATTGAAAAGGCCTGACTCGTTGACCACCGTCATTTCCTGTGGGCCACCAGGGGTGTGAATTGAATTCACACCCTTTTCATCATCGTCAAGACGCTCGAGCGCTTTACGATCCAGACTCAGCGTTGACAGGACGTCGGCAGCGACGAACATGGGCTCGCCGTTTTCCCCCACGACAACGCGCACGTTGCTGGACTCAAAATTGAATGCCACGATATTCATGACTGGATCTCCTTGGAAATGGTGAGGCGGTAGCTGGGCTTGCCGGGTTTGACCGTGCGCGCAGGGGCGAACTGGTCCTTAAGTGCCGATGGCCAGTTGTTAAAAGCGGATTCGGAAACGCTCAGTTCGACATCCATGTAGTCCTGAACACGTTCACCAGCGGCAACGACGCGCTCTGCGATGTCAGCCAATTTCTTCTGGTCCCAGGACACACGCTTGGGCAGGTCGAAAGTGACATGCAGCGGACCCTCATCAAAATGCGTGGTCCCGAAGTCCCGGCCGGACTCGAGCAGGCTTTGACGGGCTTGCTCACCAAAGCGCTGCTCCAATGCGGTGTCCAACTTAACCTTGGCCTTTTTTGCCCAGGCAATGAGTTCATCAAGATTGAAGCTGGCCTCTTGCAGGCGCTCCGGCGTCAGGTTGGCCAACTGGTTCACTGACATTTCAGCCAGTTCAGCGGGGTAGAGGCTCAAATCACTCATGGCTAGCCACCTCCGCCGCGATGCGACTTTGGGGATTGGCGTAAAGGCAGTCATGTTCAAACTGCTCGATGTCGGCCAGACGGTAAAGAACCTTGCCGCCAATCTTGAGGTACGGGGGACCGACGCCATCGGAGCGATAGCGTTCAATAGTGGCTTCCGACTTACTCCAGCGCTGTGCAATTTCGCGCTGAGTCAGATGCCTGGTTTGCAGACTTTCCGATTGCATTTGCAACTCCTTCGAGGTTGATGTGCACCGGTTGCAAGTGCAAGGAAAAGCACTGCCAACCGATGGAATCGATGGTCTCGAAGGGCGTTACGCAGACCGCTACGCGGATTACGCGCGAGCGTTACGCAAACGTGTTTTGTGATGCCAGAATGCAAAAAACCCGGTCTGACTTGGAATCAGAACCGGGTCCTTAGGGGTACCTGCTTGGTGTTTGGGTAGAGGCCTGTTCTCAGGACAGCCAATTCCCATCCTCTTCAGGAATACTCAAAGCATAGACACGGTCATCTGAGCGGTACGCAATGAAGGTGTCGTAGACGACCTTGTTGCGCTGGAACTCTTTGCTGGGGCTAAAGGTCTGTGCCTCGGAACCACATGCGTCTTTCAGCGCATCCTTATCCAGTTCGTGATCCCTAGCGCGTACAAGCGCCAACAGAATCTTCTGCTGGTTGCCAGTCAGACCGTATTCCTCCCCTTCCACGAACGCAATCGATTTGCTCTCAACATAGCGCAGCGTTGTTCCGGGCGTCGCGTCATCCAGGATTTGCGGGCCAATGGCTCCAATGCGATCGGCAAAGAAATCAAACTTGCTTTGCGTAACCCGGCCCATCGTGATGAGAGAACGGACGTCATACCCAGTCAGGGGCGAACCGTCGGGCAAAGGCAGATCCGAGCTAGTGAGGACCATGCAAGATGTTGAAGCTTTGTCGAGTGAGATTTGCTCCTTCAATCGCGCTGCCACTTCCGGGCGGTGCAACTGCCTGGCAAAGTACCACGTCTTGACCTTCTCACGGCCCTGTTGGGTCGTGCCAAGCCGCCAAATTTGGTCGTCCCGGATCACATACTGACCATCCAGCGTCAGATCCAATCCAACCAGCAGCGACCTGACAAACTTTGGAAAGGAGACCTTGTGCGTGTCGGTCAGAAACTTGGGGCCAGATATATCCTGGCATTCAGGACACCGTAGCGCAACTTTCTCGACGCCGATCTCACGCAGTACCTGCGCCAGCTCGATTCCACACTCCGGGCACGTGACCCAGTCCTTGGACTTGCCCAACACCAGAAGCCGCTCACGCAGGATGTGGTCGGCAGCCTCCTTATTTGCCCCTGACCGAAGCGTCTGGCCATCAATTTCCGGCTTGTCTTTTTCTAAAAGCTGGCAGAACAGCCCAGTGGCATCAATTTGAGATTGACTCATCCCGTGTCCTTGTTCTTAGCCAGTCAAATTACATCCAGAGCGGTCAGCACTGCATTGGCGATTGGCTGGTTCTTTTCGGACAAATTCTTGATGGTTGATGAACCAGAAGAATAGACGTCAAAGCTGAAATGTGGAGCCTTCCCGTCTGGCGGCGTTTCCATATACACAATCACGCTGGCACCGGTCATGTTGAAAGATGACGCAAATGCGCGGTCATATTTCAGCGTACTCAGCGCCAGTGCAATGGCATCAGCTTGATCCTCTTGGGGCGAGGCCTCAACCTGAAAATTCACACCGGTTGTGCCAATAGGACTAAAGGTTGCGCGGCGCAGCCGCACCTTGTCCACACCATGTTCCGACCAGTCATCTCTGGGCTCCAGCAACCCGTCCCTCAGGGCATTGAGATTGAACCGCTGCTTTTGAATTTCTTCCGGGGCTATTTCCTGCTTGACGATATGAGTGCCAAAGAGCTGGAGCACGGCAGCGTGGTTCTTGGCACCGCCTTTGACGATAGTCTCGACTTGGCCAGTTGATGGGTGATAAACGATGGCCGTCTCGAGAGCCACACGGGTAGTAATTCTAGAAAACGCCTTTTCCGAAAAGTGCGCCAAGGCAGTGATGGGTCCTTCAACGTAAATGGCCAACTGGATACTGCCATCGGCAGCCCGGTCGATCACTTCCACATGGGAGCTTTTGCCACCGCCCACCTTTTGATAGAGCTTGCTCACCTCACTGCTGAATGCTTCGAGGTCAGCACGCTCGCGGGTCGGAGCCAAGCCCGGTTGTATGGCATGCTTCTTCCAATACTTGCCGTTGGACTTTGCCTGGAAGGCCAGATACAGCTCGACATTGCGGAACGCCGTCTCCCTGTGAGCGAGTATCCACAGCGGAATCTCTGTTTCGGATCGGCCTTCTAAGGCGGCAGCTGCCGCGGCGTCAGACTCAATTGCGCTGCGCAACTCCTGAATTGCCAAGCGATTGCTCAGAAGATGGGCACGCCGCAAATCATCATGCCAGTGTGACAAATCGGCCTCAATCGCCTTACGCTCGGCCGGATCTGCCACTTCACCCATCGCAGCATCCAATGCATCAACGGCATCGTGAATTGCATTGGCGAACGTTTCAGGCTCTACAGACCAATCGACCGTGATCCTCGGATACACGACATGTGCCTCGGTGTACTCTCGCAGCGTGGGCGCTGAAATCAGCAGCAAGAACTGCTTTGAAGCGAATACTTTCATTATTTTTCTCTTCCCATTGTTACGGCCGCATCACGTCGGTTGGGCCAAGAACCGTTGCCCAGAGACACGACGCAAATCAGTGTAGGAGGGAAATTTTGACGCCATCATTATGACTGTTTTTTTATACAGTAAAATGATAGCAATGAAATTTCGCCAGCACCTCCGACCCACTCGCCTGTCACGGGTGGTTTCACGTGGCATGCTCGCAGCGTTGGCCTGCGCTTTTGCCACCAATGTCGGGGCCTGGGGGTCACAGGGACACCAAGTCATAGCGAGCATCGCCCAGACGCAACTCACCTCCAGTGCCCGCAAAGAAGTCGATCGCCTTTTGGCGCTCGAGCCCGGAGAAACACTGGTATCCATATCCACGTGGGCTGACGAACATCGCAACCCGGCTACGGGGCCATGGCACTACGTGAACTTCCCGCGCGATAACTGTTCTTACAACGATATGCGTGATTGCCCAGACGGTAAATGCGTCGTGGGTGCCATCGAAAAGCAGGTATCCATATTGGAATTCGAAGTATCAGATGAAAAACGGCTTATCGCTTTGAAATACCTAGTTCATTTTGTTGGCGACGTTCACCAGCCGCTGCATGCTGGATATCTGGATGACAAAGGCGGCAACACATACCAACTACAGGCGTTCATGCGCGGCAGCAACTTGCACGCGCTCTGGGACACCGGGCTGATCCGCAACCTTGAGGTGGACAGTGACTCATTGGCCAAGCGCTTGCTTACGTCGGCGAGCGCCACACCCGGCAAGGACCTGCGCATGTCCGTCGCGGCAGAGGAATCATGCAGGATCGTTGGAATGCCAGGGTTCTATCCGGACAGAAAAGTCGGGCAGGATTACATCGAAAAGTTCACGCCCGTAATGGAGCGCAGATTGGCAACTGCAGGTGCCAGGTTGGCCGCGATTTTGAATCGGACATTCAAGGGCAACTAACTTCTGATCGGACAGGGTCAAATTTGATTTTTTTGGCTCCTTTGCAAGATGCAATTGGATGCCATTTCCCCTGTCTGACAAGTTGGGCAACCCTTGCCTTGTAGGCCAATGGGCCTGGAGCCTTCTTAGATCGCCCAAGATGTCGAAGTCGGTTGCACCACAAACATGCGGCAACTATGTTGTCTGCGGTATCCGTCCCCTCATCTTGCTGAGCGACCAGATGCTCAGCCGTGCACTGCAGATATTTGGCCAACCTTATCGGAAGCTCGAATCCAACTGCAAACTCGGCCGGGTCTTTCTCCCACATTGGAAATTGGCAGTAATAGCAGAGGCAGCCTTGCTTTTCGAAGGCCAGACGACGTAAGTTTTGGATTTTCTTGGGGTTCATGGGAACTCACTTGATGGAACAAGCAAATCCCCGGCGATGTGTAACGCATCAGGCGGGCGCCGTCGGGTATCCGTATCGGCTATGCGCTGACATATTGCCTAGCGCGGTCAGGGTTCGCGGGCCCCGAGCGATAGAGACTTTACCGGCCACCCCTCATATTTGCAAGAGGCATTTGTATTTGCTACGTGATTGGATGTGCTTTGACTTCAACAATCGTGGCAAAAAGCCGACTGCACCTGCGCCGTCATCGCCAAATCAGCAATCGTCACCTGCAATCACCCGCAATCGTCAGCATCGCTTGTCAATATTGCGAAGCATTTCATGGGTGTCGGAAAACAAAATTCTCATCAAGCATTTTGTTTTTCCCGAACGCCCACCATGACCTCACTAAACGTAATTGATCCCACGCACATGACCACGCAGGAGCGCCGCGAGGAAGTCGCGTCCATCCTCGCATCGGGTCTCATCCGCCTGCGAACTGAAGCAATCCAACCGGTCGCGCTAGAGAAGAAAAAAGACCTTGCCTTTGTCCCACCACAGAGCGTTCATACAAACCCCGCATCACGAGTCCGCATGGAAATACGGGAAACCCTGCTGGCTCAAAAAAAGGAGTTTGAATGAACACACAACCTGCACTGTCAGGAGTAATCGGCCGCATTGCGCGCATGCCAGACCAGAAGTTTGAAGATATCAAGGCACTTTGGAAACAGTTGTTTGCCAGCCCCATGCCCACACACAACCGTCAGTACCTGGAGCGCCGCATTGCTTATCGCCTGCAAGAACTCGAATATGCGCAGCACAATCCTGGCCTTCTTGAGAGGAACAAGGCGCGCATCGACAATCTGATCGACAGCACCAAGCCAAGGGCGAAAGCGGGCCGTGGTGAAGTCGTCAAGCTGGTTCCCGGCACGATGCTGACCAGAGAATTCGCGGGGACCGTGCATCGCGTCGTCACTATGCCAGACGGTCAGTTCGAATACTTGGGCAAGGCATACCGCAGTTTGACCGCCATTTCCAACGAGATCTCGGGCACCCGCTGGTCAGGACCAGCATTTTTTGGTCTGCGCGACAAAGCATCCAAGGGAGCGGCCAAATGAGCGCGCCGGAAGGAACAACCAAGAAGCGCCAGCGTTGCGCGGTGTACACCCGCAAGTCCAGTGAAGAAGGTCTGGACCAGGAATACAACTCGATTGATGCGCAGCGGGATGCCGGACACGCGTACGTCGCCAGCCAGCGCGCCGAGGGGTGGATCCCGGTGGCCGACGACTATGACGACCCCGCCTTCTCAGGCGGAAATATGGAGCGCCCCGGCCTCAAACGGCTGATGAAAGATATTGAGTTGGGTAAGGTTGACATCGTGGTGGTCTACAAAATAGACCGTCTCACCCGCAGCCTGGCGGACTTTTCCAAGATGGTGGAGGTGTTCGAGCGCCAGGGCGTGTCATTCGTTTCCGTCACCCAGCAGTTCAACACCACCACGTCCATGGGCCGCCTCATGCTCAACGTGCTGCTCTCCTTTGCGCAGTTTGAGCGCGAGGTCACCGGCGAGCGCATCCGCGACAAGATCGCCGCAAGCAAACGCAAAGGTATGTGGGTCGGCGGTGTTCCTTCCCTGGGTTATGACGTTGTCAACCGCAAGTTGGTAATCAACCAGGCTGAGGCTGAAATCGTCAAGCGTATGTTCACTGACTATCCGAAGGTGGGCTCCACGACCATGCTGGTGCAGCAACTGCGCATGGAGGGGGTCACGTCCAAATCATGGATTTCCCAAACCGGCAAGGACCGCGTTGGTAAGTTGATCGACAAGGGAGCCCTGTACAAAATTCTGAACAATCCGATTTATGTCGGTGACGTTCGTCACAAAGGTGTTGCATACCCGGGCGAGCACGAAGCCATCATCACGCGCGGTCAATGGGAACTGGTCCAAACGACGCTGGCCTCCAAGCCCCACGGTGCCAAGAAGGGCCAGGTGCGCACGGAACGCCCGGCATTGCTCAAGGGTCTGATCTTCACCTCTGACGGCCGCGCCATGACGCCGCATTCGACCAAAGGCAATGGTGGGCGCCTATACCGGTACTACATGTCCACGCGCGACTCCAAAGAGGGTCACGGTGCCTCCGGCGTCAAGATGCTTCCGGCAGGTGAGGTGGAGCAAGCCGTGATGGCGCAGGTTCGCGGCATCCTGGCATCACCGGAGGTGGTTACCCAGGTCTGGCGGGAGATTTGCAAGCGCAAGGACAAGTCCACAGAGGGCATGACTGAGATGCAGGTGACGGTGGCCATGAACCGTATTGATCTGGTTTGGGATCAGCTTTTCCCATTGGAGCAGCACCGCATAGTCCAGCTGCTTGTGGATCGGGTCATCATTTCGCCCAACGAGTTGCTTGTCCGAATGCACCCGAACGGCGTTGAAAACTTGGCACTTGACGTAATTCGGAATCCCGCCAGCGCGCGGGTTGTGAAATCGGGAGAACGGGAAGGAGCACTGGCATGAGAACAACCACATTGGAAATGACTGGGGACCCACTCCTGTTGCGTGCACTGGACGGGACCGTTTCCGTGTCCATTCCGATCAAAATTCGGAGATACAGCGGACGCTGCCAAGTCGTCGTGCCGCAAGGCATATCGGCAACTGTTAGTGGCAACGCCACATCAACAGCCTTGCAAATTGCGCTGGCACGAGGCCACAGGTGGCTTCGACTGATTGAAACCGGCAAGGTCGCCAATCTCGCCTCCATCGCCAAACTAGAAAATGTCGACCGCAGTTACGTCAGTCGCATGGTCAACCTAACCACGTTGGCACCGGATATCCAGGCTGCAATATTGGACGAGACACTACCGGATGCGGTGTCACTGTTTGACCTTGCGATCGACACACCGTTGTCGTGGGATGAGCAGCGCCAGCGAATCTCGGGCGTAGATATAAAACCCACAATTGGCACCAATTCGCGTTGAAAATGATGGGCCAAACCCTCTAAAAAATTCGAGGCCTGCACTCGTACGTAAAGCTACCCGGCTTTCAGGAAATAGTACGTTTTTCGAGAGCAAGATCGCTTTTGCCATCTTTGATTGGCACACAGATAATCTTGTTGATTCCCGCAACGTCATTTTTCCCCATCACTGCGCCCACCTTCATACAAAGTGCCTCGGTTTCAAACGCACCTATCGTATGCCAGTTGTATGCTGGAGTTGGCAATGCCGTAGCCAATTGAAGTATCAGAAGAAGATGCATTATTTTCTTTCGTGTCTGGTCATGCCATCAGTTCTTTATGCCAACCTGTTCAAACTAGATATCTGAATACCTGTCGATTGGGGCCAGACGGAATTTCCACTATCGTTGATCCACCCTCGAAGGCCTCTTCGATAGAAAGGATGTAACGTCTGATAGATTCGACGTCAGGTTTTCTGCCACCCTGATAAATATCGGGCATAGGTGGAAAATCCTGATCAATGCCTTGTGCTTGCTTTCGCTTGAAATTGAACATCTCAAAAAATCTGTGCATTTTGTCCTGCTCTTCTTCATTGGGAAAAGCGACCTTCACATGGGTCGGACTTTCATTGATGCATTGAACCCCCATAAACTCTGGTACACCGATCTGCGCCCCGTTATTGAGTAACCATTCAATTATTTGCTGGTAGCACCCCTTGGTGAATCGATACTCTAGTTGCCACCCTGTGTCTTGCTCCTCTTCCGACCTGAGGATGGCTTGCAACATAAAAAGATCTGCTGCGAAGCTGAACTGCGCTGGTTTTTTCATTGAATTTGGTTGCTCGTTAAACATTTTTTGTCTCCTGTTCTATTGCAAAGATGTTCCGAAAATAGTTCTGATTGGTCCATCGCCCCGGATTGCGTTTTGAGTCCCAGCAAGTTGTCGACACTCGCGATCCAATCAGTGCTTTGGCCTTTTGGGTGATTGATCCATCTGGATCGAATGTGGATGTTTTCATTTGACGTCTACTTCCATCACCCATTACCAATACAGTACAAGAAGCCCCTCGAATAAATTCATTTTCTTTGATCATCACGAGCGTGTCGGGCGAGTAAAGCATTGCAACATTGTTCGAACTGATAGATCTAGATTCAGGTTCAGGTTCAGGTTCAGGAATTTTCTTCAAATCACTGGTAATTCCATTGCCTGAATCATCCGTATCTCGCCAAGCTAAGCCTCGCATTGACTTTTCGCGCCAAGATGCAGGGTGCATGCGACGGATAACTTGTAAGTCAGGAAAGTGGGCGCGTAACGATGCATCGACCAAGGATCGCAACGGTTTGTTTAATCCGACATCACTGCCCTTGGTGCAACAGTTCATGACGATATCGCTAGGCCGCAATATCGCCTGCAGTCTTGCGACAAAATTTTCCCGTCCACCTTGTGTCCATACGGCTCGAAAAATCTGATCTCGATACATTGAGGTAGCGGCACCTAGTGAGCATTGATACTGGACCGCGTTGATCAGAACCAATCCAAATCCCATGGCCATTTTTAGATCGCTTGCTTCGGGCAAAAATTTCCGGATCATGTCCCCAGTGAATCCTTTGGCTGGTCCAGGCTCACCGATAAACTCGTCGACATGCGGTGACTCCAAAATCATGACCAGGCACGGGTGTTCGATCCTCTGACTAGAGATGAGGCGTTGGGGGAATTGTGGTTTAACGATGATTTCTGACAGCAAGCCAAGGTACTGGTCTGGGCAAGCACGCCCTTCAAAAGTAGGTCCAGCCATCGGCGCAACATTGCTGGCTATTTGCTCGAAATTGATTTCTTTCAT